GTCCGAATCCACCACCGAATCCAAAGTCTACACCACCAAAGTTAGAGAACAAAGCCATGTTTGTTACAGAAGGTGTAATCCAAAGAACTTCATTGATTTCTCTATCAGCTGGTATTTGATAAACTTGTTGTCCTTCAACTACATCAATATAATCTTTCTTAAGTTCCCATGGACCCCTTGCTTGAAGACCAACTTGTTTAGAATATGCATATGTATATTGAGTCATGAAATCAAAATTTCTAACACTCATAGCAAATGCCATGTCTGTCTTGTCAATACTTTGACCTAATACAGATTGCCATTGATGTTCAATGAGCCATTCTTGGACATATTGAGCGTAATCCTCAATAGCCATTTCCAAGAAAGTACATAATTGGTCATCATCTACTTCTATTTGTCTGTGTGGTGCACCTAGAGAATGTCTAAATTGTCTAAATAACTTTTCTTTGTCTTCATTATCGATTGCCATAGTCTTTTCCTTTTTATATAAATATTTATAAAAGATGGAAACAAAGAAATTTATTCAAGAAAAATTGAACGAAGAATTTAACCCGCATAAGAGATTGTCTATGGTTAAGGCTATAATGGATAAATCAGTCAATCACTTATTTGATGCTTATCGAGAGTTAGACATGGCAATTCAATATTGTGATGACCCAATTGTTAGAGCCAAATTAGAAGGTGTTAGACGACTTCTAGGTGTAGATGGTGAAATAGCTGGTTGGTCTGAGCAACAAACACCAAGTGTTATTGGTGAATTACAGAAATTGGCAAGTGATATTAAGCCTTAAGTAAAGTCTTGATTATATCAAAGGCTTCTTCAATGCTAGTAAAAGAGACATCTGGTGCAATTAATTGATTACCAACCTTTGCGATTGGAACACTATCAACTTTGGTTAATTCGAACACCTTATCAACTTCTTCCTTATCTTTATCTGAGTGTATATTTACTTCCTCAAACTTAATACCTTCTTTTGTACATAAATCCTTTAATTCCTTACAGTAAGGACATTCTTCCATTGTATATAATCTAATCATAATTCTTCAATTAATTTATCCATTATTAACTCAACTGCTTCAATATCACCAACAACCTTATCTTTACGACCAATAATTTTATCAATTACTTCTTTTTTGTTAGCTAATAAATCCCACATTCTAATAGCAATAGTATCATTAAATAATTGATAGTAAACATTAACGTGATTCATTTGTCCAATTCTATATGACCTATCTTCGGCTTGTTCATTGTTGCCTGGCACCCAATCAAATGAATTAAAGATTACAATAGTACCCTCAGTAAGTGTAATCCCAACACCAGCAGACCTAATATTACCAATGAATACTTTCTTCTTTGGATTACTTTGGAAAAGGTCTACCGAATTTTGTTTCTTAGCATCACTCATTTCACCATAGTGTATCACACACTCATTACCGAAATGTTCTTGTAATGTTAATAACTCTTCTGTAAAGTTTGTGAAGATAATCACCTTCTGGTCTTGTTCAAGTGCATTCTCTACCATCTCAATGGTTTTAGGTATGGTAATCTTAGCAATGTATTGTCTAAGTAAAATCAATTCAGTTAATTCCCTATCAAGATTATTAACACTCTTTCGCTTCTTTCTACGTTCATCAAGATATTCATCCCAAAGCCCCTCATACTCTTTCCATTGTTCTTTGGTCATCTCATGGTGAATTGGTGTAATAATCTTATCTGGCATATCATCTATCTCAGTTTTCATCCTTCTAAGAAGTAGATTTCTAGTCTTAGTAGCAAGTTCTTCAAGATTTGATGCACCGTTGGTAAGCCATATTTTCTTGTTTTTACCATTTTTAAGCTTCTTAGTGAACGTTCTAGCCTCACAGTACCTCTTTACATAGAACATCCAATCCTTTGCAATAGGAGCCTTGATAAGAGCTAATAAATTATAAAAATCCTTCGGTCTATTTGCAACTGGTGTTCCAGTAAGAAGCCATACAATTGGAATATTATGTTTAACACATAAGTCTTTCATAATACTACCACGTAATGATGTATGGTCTTTAAGGTAGTGAGCCTCGTCAATTATACATAAATCAAAATCTCCTTGTACAAGGTGTTGATTGTCCCAACAGATATCTTCTTCTTTAATCTTTGTATCTGGAATTTCGTGGAAGTTTTTAAGTATATCATAATTGATAATAGTAAACTTAGCTGGTTCCCACTTCTTACCGTTGATTATGGAAGTTTCGAAGCATTGGAAGTATTGTATCTCACGTTCCCAATTTATCTTAACAGATGATGGACAAACGATTAATATTCTTTCAGCACCCTTTTCTAGTGCGGCTATAATGGCTTGGTATGTCTTACCTAACCCCATATCATCAGCTAATATACAACCATCTCGACCTAAGAGGAATTGAATACCCTCTTTTTGATGTTCATAAGGTGTTCTACCAACAGTACCATCTTTCAATACGAAGGTATCTAATTCTTTATACTTATCATAATCCACCTCAATATCAACATGTTCAAAATATGGGTCATCCACTACTTGTGACTTAGGAATGAAATACATTCCAGATTTCTTCTGATTCTGTTTAAGTTTTCCGTAGATATGAAATGACTTTTCAGTCTCCCCTAACATATATTCAACTAATATTTTAGTTGGTACGAAGGATAATTGTTCTTTCTTTTTTAACTCAATACCTAAGTATTCAGTAATTTCAATAACACGATTAATCAGTATAGGACTCATTTGATAATGGTCCTTAATATACTTACTTTGTGTTGCTGTAAGACTGAAACCACTCTTCTTAGCTAGGTAATCTCTTTTTAATTTTTTTATATACGGGTTCTTACCTTCATAGGTTTCTAATTTCTTTAAAGCTGAACGCCCTTTAATATCATCTAATCTCATAGTTGTTTTTAGGTCTTAAATATAAGGAATTATAAATAAAAATCAAGTATTACGACTTATTTTACTCTTTATAAATATTTATCTAAAAAGAACTATGGCTAAATCAAATAAACGAGTACCAATAAATAGAGTAAACAAGTTTTTCTCTGGGGAAGATTACAGACTAGATGTGGAAATGGGACGTGAAGCTCTTGAGGGTGACAATAATTTTGTTATTGTTCTTTATAGAGTAGATAGAGAGAGTACGATGACTAGTGATGTTTATGGTGAAGCAAGTAAGGATGAAATTAGATATCATCCACCAGTAGAGTTGATTGTAATGCCGACATTTGCTGAGGCTGAAAATGACACATATAATAAAAATGGGTCAATGAGATTTTTGGAGACTGGAAACTTAAAGTTTGATATTTACAGTGCACAACTAGAAGAATTAGATACCGATATCGATGTTGGTGATTATATAGGTTATTCGGTAACCCCAACTGAAATGATTTATTTCAACGTAAATAATGACGGTAGAAAGAATTGGGATAATAAACACACATTGTTAGGTTATAAGGGAATGTACAGGACGGTAGAGTGTTCTACTGTTGATGAGAATGAATTCCGTGGAATTTAAAAATAATAAAATATGGGACTACCAAAAGGATTTAGAAAAAATATTAAATTAACTAAACCAAAGGTTGGCTTCGAGAGAAGACAAGAACTTTTGGATGATATTGATAATCAAGGTACATTCCTACCTAGAGGTATTGCCTATGAGGATATGGATGTGTCGATGATAGATATGGTTAATAGTGATTTAGGTTTAGTTATTGAGGGTGAGAAAGTACCTGTTATTTTTTTAACTATTCAAAAGTGGGCTGAATTCAATGCTACTTGGACTCACTCAGATAAGTACAAGAACGTAAAGATACCATTTATTACTGTTGTTAGACAACCGAATGTTCAAGTTGGTACTAATCAAGCTGGAAACTGGAATATACCAGGTAATAGAGGCTATACCTACATCAAGGTCCCAACATTTGAAGCTGGTCGAAAGGGTGTGGATGTTTATAAAATTCCTCAACCAACGTCAGTTGATGTGACATATGAAGTTAGATTATTCTGTAATAGAATGCAGCACATTAATAATTACCACAGTGTAGTTCAAGAATTATTTAACTCAAGACAACATTACATATTTCCTAATGAACACCCGATGCCAGTTCATTTAGAGACTTCTTCTGATGAAAGTGTTATCCAAGACTTTAATAAAAGAAAATATTATGTTCAATTAATTGAACTAAAATTACTAGGATATATCTTAGATGAAGATAATTTTGAAGTAATCCCAACAGTTAATAGATTGACGGTTGGTGAGCAAGTTCCAGATGGTGATAAGAAAGGGAGAAGAAGTAGTGATGTAACCTACACATTATTTTATTCTAGTGGTGCTGTTGATTCATATACGGTTACCTCTGAATTTGCTACGAACTTTTATGATATAACAAATATGATTAATATCAATACAGTTGACATTTATATCGATAATGTTTTGGTTGAATTACCAATAGATGTTGTTGGTGGTACTGAGATTAGATTTGATATTACTAGAACTGATAACAATGAGGATAGTTCATTTATTTTAAATGGATTGAAATAATAATTATATGCCACTTCCAAAGGGATTTAAAAAAAATATTGTATTAAATGAATCAAAGGTTGGCTTCGAGAGAAGACAAGAACTTTTGGATGATATTGATAATCAAGGTACATTCCTACCAAAGGGGACTAATGATAATATATCATTTGTTATTGATGGTGAGAAAGTACCTGTATTTTTTTTTAGTATTCAAAAGTGGGCAGAATTCAACGCCACTTGGAAACACACTGATGACCATAAGAATATCAAGTTACCATTTATTACTGTTGTAAGAGTTAATAAGGTATCACCAGGTTCCAATCAAGCTGGAAACTGGAATGAAGTTGGTCAAAGAAGTTATACCTATGTAAAGGTTCCGACATTTGAGGGTGGGCGAAAGGGTGTGGATGTTTATAAGATACCACAACCAACATCGGTTGACATTGAGTATGAGGTTAGGTTGTTTTGTAATAGAATGCAACACATTAATAAGTTTAATACCATTATTCAAGAATTATTTAACTCAAGACAACATTATATATTTCCTAATGAACACCCAATGCCAGTTCACTTAGAGGGGGTAACAGATGAAAGTGTTATTGAGGATTTTAATAAAAGAAGATACTACGTCCAGATGGTTAATTTGGAATTACTAGGGTATATATTAGATGAAGATAAATATGAGATAATACCAACGGTTAATCGATTGGTTGTCAATGAGAGTATAATTGAACCTAAGGTTAAAACTAAGCTTGAGATTAAGGTTGATAACAATGTACGTACATTGAATTATTCATTCTTGATTAAACCAAGAACTAATAATAGATTTGACTTCAAGGCTGAATATGATACTAGATTTACAAATGTTATGGTAGACGATAATTTAGATAATTTAACATTTAGGGTTAATGGAGACCCAGTTACAATCCCATTCGTGGTGATGGCTGGTGATGTTATTAATGTTAAATTTGTTAAAGATTTTAATACAACAGCTGAGTTTGAATTAAACGGAATTATATTATGAGTAATTGTGGACCAAATAAATCGATAAATAAGACGTTCATAATTGAACCCTTAGAGTTAAGTGGTGGTAGCCCTACGTTATCAGCATGTACAACCCTATTCACTAATTTGATAGAAAGTTGTAGTGGAAATACTTCAATTTTACTTACCGAAGATGTTGTTATTATTAGTGGTGATACAGAAGTATTAGGTAATATCACAGCATCAACAATAGATGCTACAACATATCTTAGTGGTGGTACAAATATTATAGATATTATTAGCACTGGTAGTAATACGTTTATTACTGGATTTACTTATGATGATTCTAATAATTTAACAATTACTAGAAATGATGGTGTTCCACTTTCGGTAAACCTTAGTGTGATGAGTGCCTTAACCATCAATGGTAATTTAAGTGTTACTGGTGATGTATCACTTTCCTCATTTACAGCAACCACGTCTTATTTAGAATCCATTGAAACTGTTGATTATATACAATTCAATACTGATTATACTGGTAACACAATCCTTGAAGGTAGGATATATTGGGATGAGGATAATGGTACTCTAAGTCTTGGTATGCATGGTGGAAATGTTCACCAACAAATTGGGCAAGAGTTATTCTATTATATTAAGAATCAAAGTGGTGCAACAATTGAAAACGGTAAAGTAGTTAAAGCCGCTGGTACCTTAGGTGCTTCTGGTAGGATATTAGGTGAATACATGATTGGTGATGGTAGTGTACCAGCTAAATTTACATTAGGTGTTGCCACTGAGGATATCCCTAATGGTGAAGATGGTTATGTGACTGAATTTGGTTTGGTTAGAGGGATTGATACTACTGGTGGACCTTATGGTGAAACGTGGAATGATGGTGATATACTTTGGGTCTCACCTACATTTAATGGTGGTTTAACTAACATACACCCAGTAGCACCTAACCTACATGTTGAAATGGCTATTGTGATTAATTCAGCTGTTAATGGTAGTATATTCGTTAGACCACATAGATACCCTAATTTCCATGATTTACAAGAAGCTGGGTGGTCTGGTGGTACTGAGAATGATTTAGATGTAATTCAATGGAATGGTACAACTGGTCTTTTTGAATTAACAAACACACCTTTATTTAATTCACTTTCAGCTGTAACTATTAGTGCTGATACGTACTATGGTGATGGTTCTAACCTTACTGGTATTATTGGTACTGATAACTTTTATGCAACAGCAGCTACACTTTACAATAATGTAGTATATTTCGATAGGACTGATACACTTTCAGCATTCACAGTAGACTTGAGTTCTCTTGTTACTAGTGGTTCTACTGATATTTACACGACAGGTACTACACTTGTGGGTAATATAGCATATTTTGATACCAATGATACTCTTAGTGCATACACACTTGACTTGAGTACTATAGCACCAAGTGGTGGTACTGGTGATGATTTCTACACAACAGGTGTTACTATTGATGGTTCAACATTGTATTTTGATAGGAATGATACACTTTCAGCTTACACTGTTAATCTTTCTGGAATTACAGTTAGTGGTGAAAACATTGATACTATAATGTTTACTGGCTCTAGAGATAAGGCAAATCAGAATAATATTTTCCTTAGACAAGATGATGGTACACCATACAATATAATACCGTATAGAGTATATAATGATGGTACGATAACTGACGTTGTTGCTAGTGGTAGAGATTTAGATACTTGGCAAGCTCATATTTTAACTGGGACAAGTATTGCAACCGACTCAATTTATAATCTATTGTTAAGTGGAGAAGATAATAAATACGATGATTCAGTTAACTTGGATGTGAGTTCTGGTGATACATTGTATTTATATGTGTCGGGTACGAGTATTTCATATCCAACAATTAATGTTTATTTAAAGAAAAGATAATGACAGAATTTATATTCACAACAACTGGAACACTATCACCTGTTAAATTTGAGGAATTGGGTGCTTATTTTGACCACCCTACTAGTGGATATACACTTAGTGATTATTTTTCAATTGAAGAGATACGAGAAGCGACAACCATCCAAGATGCTCTTGATAATGGTTATATAACTGCAATTGATGAGAATGGTAACGGAATAATTGACTTAACTTACTTAGGTAATAAGATACCTAAATTTGATGTAGATACATATACAACTAATAGTAGTTATATTGGTTATGGTTCAATTAATACTTGTAAAATTTTACAAGTGATAACTATTTCTGGTTTGACTTATAGTAGTTTATGGGCGAATGGTGATGAAGAATTAAATAAAGTTTGGGCAAATCGAGCAAGTTATTCGTATTTTTAATGAAATAGGTATATTTATTAATAACAACTAAAAGATAAAAAAAAATTAAATTAATATGGCAATAGTAGCAAGTGGATGGACAGTTACAAGAAGTACTGGAAATATAAGATATATAGGTGATGACCATGATGGTGCTGAACCGTCTTACGCAACTGTGATTGAATTTCACAGATGGTTACAAGATTTAGCAGATGATGCAACCTCAAGTGGAGATGATGAGTTAGATATCACAGATGAGGACCCATCTAGACGTTCTACCGATAACATTATCACAATGTTAGGAAATTATAACATTGATGCAAACGCAGCAGAACATCTTTATGATGGTTCTATTATTCAAGCATCTGGTGCTGATATCTGGGATGGTATTGTAAACTTCGGTAACGCTGATGTACAGATTCAATTAATCCAAAATGGTGGTGTTGTTACTGATGATTGGTGGAATTTTGCTGGAGGTGGTTTAAATGCAGATTCAGCACAGGGTATTTCTCACAGATTCATGGTTAAAACTAGAACTTCTGGTGTTGATATTGATGGTAGACGTTTAATTGGTACTACTAGACAATTTAGTAAAACATATTCTGAGTTCTCAATTAACGGTACTTCTCGTGGTAACAACGTATTAGCCCTATCTAATTCTGATGACCTTAACAATACAACAACAGCAACTACAGTTTCTGCACTTACAATTTCAAATACAACAGAGGGTTATATTGGTCTTGATGTTAATAATAACGGTGCTGATGAATACTACTATTCTCAATGGGATGTTAATAAACCAACAAATTCTATTAATGATTTTTATGAATATGCAAAATATATAACTCGTGATGGTTCATCCGATACAATTTATGGTTTAAATGGGGAGTTATTTAGAGGAATAACACACCAAGTACAAATTGACACTCCAACAGGTACATTCAATGCTTTTGAACCTATATCATGGACTGGTGGAACTGGTCAAATGTTAGCGATAGATAGTCCAACAGCTGGAACTAATTTGTGGATGCAAATATTAACAGGTGTTATACCAACAGATGGTGATGTCATTACTGGTGATACTTCTACAGCAACAGCAACAATGGATACAACAATTATTGAGCGTTCGATTTCAGTACCATTTGTTGGTCAGTCTACGGGTTCTGCGATTATTGGTGCTTACGGTTTAGGTATCGAGACTGATGATTTAACCAACTCTGATACATTGTTTGATTTAACTAACACGTCTGTTACTCCACCGAACAATGTAAGCTTTAGTGTGGCTGGATTAATTGATGGAGAAGATAGAGTACTTGTTGCTCCTTGGGATGGTATTTCAACTGATGCTGAGTCTAACCCAGCAATTGACCAAGACCAATTAACACTAAGTGGTTCTTTAACTACTGACAATATAACAACTGTTAAGGTTTCTACTCAAATACCTACTGACACACCGTCAAGTGGTACAATTAGAGTTCTTGATGATAATGGATTTGATAGAAGATTGGAATATTCTAGTTATACTGGACCAGATTTCGCAATTACATCTACAGATGGACAAGAAGACTTTGCTGGTGTTAATGCAACCGATGGTAATGATGTTTACATCACTTATTTAGATTTATTAGCTTCTAATACTGGTGGTACGGAAACATTTACTGGAGTATATAGTACTGATAGAGATTTAGTTGTAATTGTTAGAGATGGTGGAGTTACACCAATTAAGCAGTTCATTACATCGGCTACGTTCAGTTCCTCAGATAGTTCGGTAACTGCGATTAGAACAACCGATTTATAAGAATATTACATATGGCTGGTATTGTATTTTATTTTGAAGATAATGATACAGATGTATGGTCTGGTAGAAGAATAGACCTTGATGTGTGGAACTACAACTGTAAAATTGGTGGAATAACCAAGGCAATTGTAGTTAATAAAACTAGTGAAGACTTAATAACATTTGATAGTAATATGGATGTTACCTTTATGGACAACATGCCAACATTAAGTGGAACAGTTGCACAACTTGTTACACCAACAGAGGTTTCTGGAACTACTTCATTGTGGGAATTCGACCATCAAGTTGATTGGTATGTATTTGGACCAGCTGGTGGTTGGGGTGGTAATCATTTTGGTGATATACTACTTACTATACCAGAAACTACTAGTGTTTATCACCATTCGGTTTTCGTAGGAGCAACAATAATGTTTCATAGAGATAGTATAATAAATGATTTATAATGGCAGTAACGTTAATTGGCGAAATAGTAAACAGTTGTGATGCAGTAACTGGATTCAACCTAGGTAATATATCTGGGGATGATGATTTCGTTGAAGGAACTGGTGCTATAGGTCTTAAGATTTCAGCTACTTATTCAGAGTTATATACAACTACACTTGGGGCAACAGCACCTTATGATTTTTCTGTAGGTGGTGGAGAAGAAGGATATCATTATATTTTATGGTTTAATAGTAAATTAGCTATTCCAGCTACTGGTGGTTTTAGATGTATCATGGGGAATGGTACTGATAGAGCGGAGTGGAATGTAGACCCAACTGGTTTTTATAAAGGTGGGTTTAATACAAGAATAATTGACCCAACAAGAGATTTTGACACAATTACTACTGGTACATGGACATTAGCTGGTAATCCAGCACAATTAACCAATGTTACGCAGATGGGTGGTGGTATAGAGTGTACACCGTCTATTATGGGTAACTTCAACTCTGGACAGCTTGACCAAATGACTATTGGGTTAGGGTTAAGGGTTGATGCTGGTACAATTGGTACACCTAATACATTTGAAACAGTTAGAGCGGCTGATGAAGATACAGCATATTATGGATGGTGGTCATCATCAAATGGTGCTATTATTTCTAAAGGTAAATTATTTATTGGTCCATCGACTGGTTCGGCAACATCGGTATTTACTGATTCAGCATTTAAAGTTATATTCGCCAATGAACTTGTAGGGACTGATTTTTATGAAATCAACACTAGAGGTGCTGGTACAGATGTTACGTGGGAACTTGCATCAATATCTTCTGCGGATTCAACACTTGTAAGATGGGGACTTACTGTTGACTCAACAACCAATACTTTTTCAGATACCAATGGTGTATGGACGGGTGCTAATACCATTTCATTACAAAGTTCTGCTGGATTTACTGGTACAACCTTCATTGATTGTGATAAAATATTACAAAGTGGTGCGACATTGGATGGAATTACCGTCTTAGCGGCTAATACAGCTGATGGTGTTGCGTTTATCGAATCTGATGACCCAAGTAATATTAGAAATTCAGAATTTACATTCTCAGATGGACATGCCATTGAAATTACCACAACTGGTACATCAACTTTTGATGGTAATGAATTTATTGGTTATGGGGCTACTGGTTCTACTGATGCAGCTATTTATAATAATTCTGGTGGTCTTGTTACATTAAACTTATTAAACGTAACAGGGGTACCAACAGTTAGAAATGGTGCTGGGGCATCAACAGTTGCTGAAATTACAACGACTGTTAAGATTACTGCGTTGGATGCTGCTGATAGTGCGGTTATAGAAGGGGCTAGAGTATTGGTACTTGCAGATACTGGTGGTGATTTAGCTGTAGATACTGTAATTTTAGATGATGTGACCAACGCAAGTGGTATTCTACAAGATACTGGGTTTAACTATACTAACCCACAACCAGTGAAGGGTAGAATTAGAAAAGGAACCAACACACCATTATATAAAGAGTCACCTATTACTGGTTCAATACTAGCTACAGGGTTAGATTTAACTGTGTTTCTAGTGTCTGACGAATAAAAACTCAATAACCTATACTTATTACATCAATTCTGTATATTTATTAGTATAAATAAATTTTAATATGGATGATGCAAGTAAAGAAATCGAAAATTTAGCAATTAAAGAAACTGCTGGTTATAAAAATTTAATAGCCATTAGAGATTATAGTGTTAAAACTAGAGACATGTTTAGGGAGATACAAAAGGAAAATAAAATTTACAAGGACCAAGTCTTAGAACAAGGGAAGGTACTTGAATTATTAAAGAAACAAATTCAGCATCTACAAATTAAAACACAAGGTAATAAAGCAACTGGATAATGCTAACAATAGATTGGTTAACTAAGGTAATTTTTGTTCCGAAAAGTTATACCCAATTTGTGAGTGCAAGCCCTTTTGAGATTAGACAGTTAGATATCGATGTTTTTAGACTAGATTTAAGAGCTATCGAAGCTGATAATTTCGGTATTGTAAATGAAAGGACTCATACTCATAACACAACAGTAACTGTTGGTGGTGTAACCTTAGCGAGAGTAATTAATATAGTCAACGGTTATACTGTAACCTTTGAAGACGCACCTTATGGTGTAAACTTAGCTGGTGCCAACTCGAATATAGCCGATGTTACCAATCTTAATCAAGTTCAAATACGTTCAGCTAACTCAGCTGGTTTAACATATTCTAAACAAATTAATGACCAATCATTTACCAATGGTCGTGTATATATCAATGTTGAGGGTGGATTGAGTGGTATACAATTCCCAAGAGGTAGTTTAACAGACCCAACTAATAATTGGTCGGATGCTCATACTATTGCGGATAATACAGTACTTAATGGGTATGAATTAAATGGTGCATTAGTTTACACTGATTCAACACCAATGACCGATTCACATATTATTTCTAAAACACCATTGACCTCTAGTATAGAGTTTGATGGAAGAAGTATATCTGGCTCAACTTTTGCTGGATTGACATTGTTTGGTGAGGTAGAAGGTTCAGCAACATTTAAAGATTGTGTTTTAGGTACCGCTACAAGTGGGTTAACTGGTTTTGAGGGGTTTGCCTCTAATTGTGGTTTTATTGGTTCGTTATCACTTAGTTCTGGTTCAAGTGAAAATATTATTTTTAATAATTGTATTTCTTTAGTGGCTGGTAGTGAAAAACCAATATTGGATTGTAATAATACTAGTTCTGATATTCATATTAGAAATTATACTGGTGGTTTAGATGTGAGAAACTTCACAACATCTGGGGCTTCAATGTCAATTGATGTAATAGCTGGTGAGATATTAATAGACTCTACTTGTACTGAGGGTACTATTGTTGTAAGGGGTGTGGCACGTTTAGAGGATAATAGTGGACCAAATTGTAATGTGGTAGTAGAAGGTCTCCTAGATTCAGTTAATTTAAGTGGTGCAACAGGTTTAAGTGGTGCAACCATAACAGATATCACAAACCTTGTGTGGGACACACTTAGTGCTGGTAATGTAGATGCTGGAACCTTTGGTAAAATAATGGCTGATTTATTAACCAAAGCAAATGAAGAACAACATATATTAAATGTTCACACTGAAATGTTAAAAGATTAAGATATGAGTAAGAAAGCAATCGTAATAAGTGGTGGTGGTGCTAAGGGTGCCTTTGCTGGTGGTATTGTTGATTACTTAACAACGAAGAATAAAAAAGACTACGATATGTATGTCTCATCATCAACAGGTACACTTGTACAATTAATTGCATCAACAGGTAATATCCCTAAATTAAAAGAGGGTTATACAACAGTTACAAATGAAAAAATTTGGAAGGTTAATCCATTTAAGCTTGTTAAAAACAAGAATGGTAAGGTTAAAACTGAACTTAGTTGGTTTAGAGTAATCAGAAATTTATTACCATCATATAAATTTAAAAAGAAAAAGGGATTTCCTTGGTTTACAATTAAAAAATTTGAAGGTGGAATTTCATTTGGTGATTCTAGTAATCTATTGTCACTAATAAAAGAATTCATGTCTCAGAAGGAATATCTATTTGTTAAAGAAGAATTAGAAAAGGAATTAATTGTTTGTACTGTAAACGCAACACTTAAACAAGTGGAATATAAGTCTTCTATGAATTGGGGTTATGATGATTTCTGTGAATGGACACAAGCATCTTGTAGTGCATATCCATTTATGAGTCCAGTACTTAAGAACGATTATCAATACATTGATGGTGGTATCCTTGAAACAGTTCCAATTCAAGAAGCTATAAATAGAGGTGCAACAGAGATTGATATTATAATATTAAAGGAAGAAAACCCAAAATTTGAAGTTGAGTATATGAGGAATTTATTACATGGTATCCTTACTGAGATAGATATGATGCATTATGAATTATCCAAAGACGATATTCAAATTGGTAAACTTAAGGCTAAACTAGATGATGTTACACTTAATTTTTATTACACTCCAAGGAAATTAACGAATAATAGTTTGATGTTTGATAAAGAAGTTATGACGGAATGGTGGGAAGAAGGGTATTTATATGCGAAGGGTAAGAACTTTAAATCTTACTATTTGAAGAAGGGAAGAAAGGCTAAGTTTATAAAGAAAGTTTAATGCTCACCATATATGTCATTAGGTTTTTTACATTGTTCTTTAATAATCTTCTCTACAAATGCAAACATCTTAAGACCGTTCTCTTCACAATAGTCTTTTAATATTTTATGCGTATTAGGCGTTATTTTAAGGTTTTTAGTGCGTTTCATTAGTCATTTATATATAAGTATGACAAAAGGTAGAAAAAAGTCATACTAATTATGGAGTATTCTACTCCATAAAAATTTTTTTCAGTTTTTAAAACATATTTATTGTTAACGATAAGAATAATAAATTTAAAAACAAGAAATAAAATGGCAAAAAATAGTGTATTCGTAAGCCCAGGGGTTTATACCTCAGAAAATGACCTATCATACGTAACCCGTCAAGTTGGTGTTACAACATTAGGTTTAGTTGGTGAAACAAACAAAGGTCCAGCCTTCCAACCAATTTTTGTAAGTAATTATGATGAGTTCAAGAGCTTCTTTGGTGGATTAAACGCTTCTAAGGTTAAGGACACTGGTGCTCCAGCATATGAATTACCTTACATAGCTAAATCATATTTATCACAATCAAATCAATTGTTTGTAACAAGAGTTCTAGGATTATCTGGATACGATGCTGGTTTAGCTTGGGCTATTACGCTTGATGCTGCATTGGATACGTCAACAACTGGTGTAACTACAACAGCAACATCTTATAACCCATTGATTTCATATACAGCAACAACTGCTGGTACTGTAACAAATTTAGTTTCTGCTGACCCAACAGTTCAAGCACTTATTGATACTGGTGATTTAGATGCACAATTAGCATTTCTTGGAACAGCAACAACTGGGACTACCGCAGATATTGCTGCAACATATTACAAAGACCCAGCGGGTGGTTGTAATTTTAGTGGTTCATCATTTAACCTTTATGTTGACTTTGTTGACAATACTGGTACAACATACTTCGGTACTGCAACTGGTGAAACAGTTACATATTCTGGTGCTTGTTATGCTGGGGTTGAAAATCAAATTGTGGCACTTCTTAGGTCTAGAGGTACTTACGATGGAGATGAAAATCTTAATTTCCAATTATCAGCAACTACTGATTTAGGTTTCGACCCATCAGTAATTACAGCTGAGGAAGCACCATTAGGTGACTTCACTCTTACTGCTAATTCAGTAACACAAGGTGCTGTGTCTTACTCATTATCTTTAGATAATACTAAGAAAAATTACCTTAAGAGAGTACTTGGATGTACTGCACAAGATAATGAAACTGCAATATTTGTAGAAGAATTATTCTTAGATATGTTCCAAGACCTTAATACTGCTGGTAAGATTAGAGGTGTTAATCAAACACTTGTTAATTATGCACAAGAATTTAATGACTATAAGGCTGAATTTTCTCCAGCGGTTACTCCGTGGGTTGTATCAGAACTTAGAGGTACAAACCTTCTTAAATTATTCAGACTTTGGACTATTTCAGATGGTAATTCAGCAAATAAAGAATTTAAAATATCAATAACTAATATTAAGCCAGACGATAAAGAGTTTGATGTTGTAATTAGAGCTTACGCTGATACTGACGTTAAGCCAGTTATACTTGAGAAGTACTCTAGATGTTCTATGAGTCCAACATCAAATAACTACATCGCTAAGAAGCTTGGTACTGTTGATGGGAACTTCCCAGCTAAGTCTAACTACGTGTTAATTGAGCTTGAAGAAGAATCTGATACGAGTGATGCATTCCCAGCTGGTTTCATCGGTGTTCCAGTAAGAGATTATACTCTTAACGGTAATACAGATGTAGTTTCACCAGACTTAGAATATAACACATCATATGGTGTATTTGAAAATAAACGTAAGATTTACTTAGGTCTTTCTAATACTGTTGGAATCGACCAAGATTTCTTTGACTATAAGGGTGTTCCTAACTCTGTTGAGCTTAATCAATGGACTGGTCTTACAAACGGTTTCCACATGGATATCGATGCGACTGGTGCAACAATTGATAACGTAGAGATAGTGATTAATAATACAGGTGGTACTTACTCACCAGTCTTCCAATTCGACACAGGTAATGCTGAGTTTAGAACAGATTCTGGTATTGAAGGTACTGACTATGAAAAATTATATGCTAGAAAGTTCACATTTGCACCTTATGGTGGATTTGATGGATGGGATGTATACAGAACTAGAAGAACAAACAAGGATAATTATTTAATTAATGGTTCTAAGGGTAACGCTGGTCTTACTAACGGTACATTTACAAATAGAGCATTGACTAACGGTGATACAGGTATTAACTCTGATTACTACGCATACCTTGAGGGTATTTGGACATTCAATAACCCAGAAGCTACAAACATCAATGTGTTTGCGACTCCAGGTATTGATGACTTCGATAATACTAATTTAGTTGAGGAAGCAATTGAAATGGTTGAGCAAGATAGAGCAGATTCAATCTACATTATCACAACTCCAGATACTGATGCTTCGGGTGATATATTAATACCAGAAGATGTTGTTAATGATTTAGATGGACAATTTGATAGTAATTATTCTGCAACATACTGGCCATGGATACAAATAAATGATGCTGAAAATAACCAGTACATTTGGGTTCCACCAACAAGAGACGTTGTTAGAAACATCGCACTTACAGATAACATCGCATTCCCATGGTTTGCAGTTGCTGGTGTACAAAGAGGTGATGTTGATGCTGTTCAAGCTAGAATTAAGTTAACTCAAGCAATGAGAGATGACCTTTATGATGGTAGAATCAATCCAGTTACAACTTGGACAAGTGAAGGTATTAAGATTTGGGGTAATAAAACACTTCAAGTTAGAGAATCTGCATTGGATAGACTTAATGTTAGAAGACTTTTATTACAAGCTAGAAAACTTATTTCTGCTGTATCTATCAGACTTCTTTTCGAACAAAACGATGCAATCGTTAGAAACCAATTCTTAAGCTTGGTAAACCCAATCTTAGACAATATTAGGTCTGAGAGAGGTCTTACAGACTTTAGAGTGGTATTAGATGACGACCCAGAAGCAATTGATAGAAACGAACTTTGTGGTAGAGTATTTATTAAACCAACAAGAGCGTTAGAATTCATTTGTGTAGAGTTTAACATAATGAGTACAGGTGCATCATTTGATGACATTTAATAAATAAAATTTACAAAAATACAAGTAGAGAGTATTTATTATTAAATAAAAAGAATTTAAAAAACAAAAAATATTATGGCTGATTTATTAATGAAAATGCCCGTTCCTTACGAACCAAAGAAAAAGAACAGGTGGCTCCTAAGATTCCCAGCGGATTTAGGTATTCAAGAATGGTGGTTAGCGTCTGCATCAAGACCGTCTATCGAACAAGAGGAAGTGGAAATCCCTTTCTTAAACACATCAACTTGGGTAATTGGTAGATTCAAGTGGAGTTCAATTGACGTTACGTTTAGAGACCCGATTGGACCTTCTGCTGCACAAGCTATCATGGAATGGGTAAGACTTCATTCTGAATCAATTACAGGTAGACAAGGTTATGCGGCTGGTTACAAGAAGGACGTAGAACTTGAAATGCTTGACCCAACAGGTGTTGTTATTGAGAAGTGGGTACTTCAAGGTACAATGCTTACAAATGTTGGATTCGGTGAGCTTTCAATGGATGATGATTCTATTGCTGATATCACTGCAACAATGAGATTTGATAGAGCAATTTTATTATTCTAATAAACTTTAAATTTATATTTTAAAAAGACTACATGAAAGTGTGGTCTTTTTTTGTTTTTATAAAAACTTTACTATAGAGTATTTATTAGTACATTAATAATATTAAATGTTTTAAATTATGGACAAACAAAAACCACAAGTTTTCCCAACTAAGGAACAGCTAGATATAGCGAATGCAGTTGGAACACAATTAGCTACTAATGCAGAACAAGGAGTGGATGACCCAATTGGTAATTCTAATCAAGTGTCTGATGGAGAAACAGCTGCGGCTGATGAAATGAGACGTAGAACCCAAGAACAAATAAAACTTAGGGCACATGCTGATAAAGCAACACAAATTAATAAAGATGCTGGAATTGAAGCTAGAGAAGCGTTGATGGAAGAAATGGGTGTTGTAAACCCAAATACTCCGACAGATGCTCCGACAAATCAACCTCAAATAGCACCAGTAGATATTCAAGAAGCACAAGAAGGTGCTATGTCATATGAAGACATCGTTAAATTCCAACAATACTTGAAAAATATTGATGATAAGAGAGCGGCAAATCCAGAACCACCAAGTATACCGCCAGTGGTTCCACCTACTCCACCATCAAATACTAATTATGGTACACCTACACCACCACCTACACCACCAGTAGATGATGTGTATATCCAACAATTAAGCGAACCAAACCTAAATGCTGCGTTTGACGTTATTCCTTTACCTTCTGAGGGTAAGTTATACCCAAATAAGAGAAAGACCATTAAAGTGGCTTATATGACCACTGCGGATGAAAATATACTTACATCACCAAACTTATTAAACAGTGGTAGATTCTTAGAGGTTCTAATGAATAGAAAGATGTTAGATACTGATATTAGATATAGAGATTTAGTTGAGGGTGATAGAGATGCTATTATGCTTTGGCTTAGAGCAACTGGTTATGGAAATATGTACCCAATTACCGTTAGTGGTAAAAATGGGGAGCCTTTTGATACTGAGATTGACCTTAATGAAATGAAAACAATAAATCTTAATATTGAACCAGATAAAAATGGTTATTTTGATTTTACCTTACCAACAACACAAACACCAATTAAGTTTAAATTACTAACAGTTGGTGATAATGAGGAAATTGAAAATAAGGTAGAGTATGAGGTGGAAACACTTAAATTACCAATAGATAATACATCGTTATATGTACTTGAAAAACAAATAGTTTCTATAAATGGTGATACCAACCCAGAGACAATTACAAACTTCACAAAGAATATGAGGTTATTAGATAAAACTAAATTAACGGAATATATAAATTCGATAACTTGTGGAATTGACATGTCAATCACGGTTGGGACCCCTGGAGGTGGGTCCCTCGACACGTTTCTTCCTATTAACCTCAAGTTTTTTTGGCCTAACATCCAGTTATAAGGTCCCATTGTTGGATGAGATTTATCTATGTATGAGACACTTAAAGCTCCCATACAGTGATGTTTTAAACATACCAACATATGAAAGAAGGTATTTTTTGACTTCATTTATCAATGAAAATCAAAAGAGACAAGAACAAATGGAAGAACAAAATTCCACTACCAGTAATGGTAATGGAAAGAGAACTACTAAAGTTAGTGGTCAACAATTAAAAACTAAATTACAAAACGGAGATATTCCTAACCATTAAAAGGTTGGGAATTTTCCTTTGTGGTAGGTATTTATATATAAACCAATTATAATGAGAATAAAGTTAACGGAAGGACAGTACGAATTGTTAAGAATGATTAATGAAGTTGTTAGTGGATTTAGTGGTGCTGTTGAAAAGGGTGGTTATGTTGCTGTATCATATATGTTAGGGGAGAAAGAAGAGGTAAATATTCTTAAAATTACAAATATTTATGGTAATGGTCAATTTATTGAAGGGTCAAATAAAAATGGTGTGTTTTTATTTGATTTATCTTCTGCATTTTCTAAAACAGATAATACGTTTACGGGTCTTAAAGATGGTAAGTATATACCACCACAAAAGAATGAGGAAGGAAAGATAATCTCAGCACCACAAATATCTGGTGGTTCTAAGATGAAAAAATTAGTTGATACTGTCTTGTCAGATAAAGGTGAAGAATTTGCAAATACTGATAATGATGTTAGTAGTGACGTTGAAGGGAAGACTGATTCTGAAAAAGAAAAAGAACAAGAAATTCGTAAGAAAGAGATTATGAAAATGGCAATGGCTGACCCAACAATTAGAAAGATGATGTATTATCAACCTTCTTTATTAGGTGGGTTGATTAAAATTGGTAAGGCTAAGGGTATTGCTGTTGTTAATAATATTATCAACAAATATGGTGATGGAGATAGTGAAAAGGCTAAGAAGACTAGTAAAGAATTCTTAAAGAATAAATATTATGAATTTGAAACAGTAAAACCAGTAAGCGTTACGCATGGTCTTAAAGATTTTAAATTGGACGCTGGTGTGTCTTATAGACCACAATTTGATGGTGAAAAATTTAATGGTACTATCAAGGGTTTACCAATTTCTTATTCAATTAAACTCAAAAAAAAGCAAGACAATGGTACTTATAAAGCAGTACTAGAGGTGAAGTTTAAAGAAACTGGTAGAAATACTCCAGATAGAATTGAAACCAAAAAAGAAGATATTATAGTTAAATTTAATAAATAATTATGGCGTTTAATAAAAAGGACCTTGATGAAATCCGTAAAAGTTTAGAAGCTAATGGGAAGTTACAGGAGAAAATTAGTTCTTCTGCGGAAGCATATGCTAAACATTTGAAGGAAATTGCAGAGATTCAATCAAATATTAAACACATAACTCAACAACAAGCAATTCTTAAAGAGGAAGAGATTACTAATACTAATCAATTAAGAAAACTTTTAAAGGATAGGAAAAAAGGTACTGAGGAAGAAATTAAGAATAGAAAGAAAGAAATCACTTTATTACTTAAACGAAGGACATTATTAAGGGAAACTATTGCTTATGCTGATGATGCTCTTAGGATAGCTAAGGAAACCAATGATGAATACATAGAGGCAGCGCAAAATGTTAACAAAATTAACATGGGTCTTAAAGCTGGTGGTGCTTTAATGTCTAAGATGGGTGGTCTTATAAGTAAGGGGTTTGGTAAATTAAGAAACTCTGGTATATTCGAAATGGATAAAGCCATTAGAATGGCTGGTGTTGAAATGGGAATTGTTTCATCAACTGGTAAAGGTTTAGGACAAACTCTTCAAAATGCATCTGAACAAACCTTAATGATGGGTCTTGGTGTTAAAGATTTAGCTAAAATGCAAGCTTCTTATTCAACTGAATTGGGTAGAAGTGTTCAATTATCTAAAGAAGGTCTTGTTGCTATGGGTGAAATTGCTAACGGAACAATGTTAGGAACAGATGGGGCTGCCGCTCTTGTTGCTGAAATGGATAGATTTAACGTGTCTGCGGTTGGTTCTAGAGATATTATAGAGGAAACTGTTAATATGTCATCTAGGATGGGTGTAAACTCAACCAAGGTCCTTAAAACACTTCAAAACAATCTTAAAATGGCTAATAAGTATCACTTCAAGGGTGGTATTCAAGGTATGGCTAGAATGGCTGCTTCGGCTGCTAAGTTAAATATCGACATGGGTTCTATGGCTGGTATGGCTGAGGAATTATTTAATATTGAGGGGGCTGTTGAAATGTCAGCGAAACTTAATACAATGGGTGGTGAATGGGCTAAATTAGGTGACCCAATGAAACTTATGTATCAAGCTAGAAATGATATGGAAGGTCTTCAAGATAGTGTTGCTAATGCAACCGCTGGAATGGCAGATTTCAATAAAGAAACGGGTGAATTTTCATTTAGTGGTCTTGAATTACATAGAATGAAGGAGCTTTCAAAAATTACTGGTATATCAGCTGATGACATGGCTGAAATGGCTAAGAGTAAGGCTAAATTTGCTAAGATTGATTCTCAATTAGGTTCTGGTGTTACTGATGACATGAAAGAATTCATTGAAAGTACAGCAACATTCAATAAGAAATCTGGAGAATTTGAAATTAAATTAAGTGGTCAAGATAAAGCAATCCCTATTGATGAACTTAATGCTAGTCACGAAAAAATGATATTAGCAAATTCAAAACACCTTAAAGAAAGAGCCGAAGAAAGTCAAACTTTCGATGAAACTTTAGGTTCTATTATAGAAGAAGCTAAAATGTTACTTTTACCAGTATTAGAAGGATTAAATGACTCATTACCAGCCATAAGAAAAATGATTGGTAATTTAATGGATAGTGGAATTGCTGATACATTGAAATCGGCAGCTAAGAGTGTTGGTAAGGTTGTAGGGAAAGCTATTTCTTTCTTAGCATCATTCCCTAAGATGTTAGGTGGAAGTCTTGTTGCTGTATTAGGTGGTGCTTTACTTTGGAATGTTGGTAAATGGATAATGAATGGAATGATGTTAGCTAAAGGATTTAATATGTCTGCTGGTGTAGGTGGTGTTGGAGGTAAAGGTGGTTTAGGTGGTGCTGGTGGTATTGGTAGTAAAACAGCAAGAAATACTATGAGAGGAAAGGGTCTTTCTGGTAAGATGGGTAAATTTGGTAAAGGTATGGCTGGTAAAGGTATGGGTATGGGTGCTGCTGGTATGGTTGGTGGTATGGTATTGGACTACGGTAGAGGTGAGATGGACAATCCAGATAGTGATATGGGTAAAGCAATGGGAGTTGCTAGTGGTGCCTTATCTGGTGCTGGTACAGGTGCTATGATTGGTAGTGTTATACCTGTTGTTGGTACTGCTGTTGGTGCTATAATTGGTGGACTTGTTGGAGGTATATCTAGTGCTGTTGAGGAATATGGTGGAGATACCAAAGGTGCTGGTCTTGGTAAGATGGGTGCTAGTAATGCTATTAATGATGGTATACTTGCTGATGGTAAGGTTACACCTATTGATAGTAAGGATAAAGTATTTGAGATTAGTAAACCAGGTGGGGCTTATGATAAGGCTGCGAATGCTGGACCAGGTACTGCTAACAGTGGTGGTTCATCAAAAATACACATATCATTTGATGATATTACAGTTAAATCTGATGGTGATGTTGGGAAAATTGATTTAGATGGTGATAGTGCATTTATAAGAGAATTAGCTACTAAAATCAAGGAATCCCTTAATATGTCTGCGAATGGTGGTGTTTTAAATCCTAATCCTTCAACATAAAAACAATAAAAATTAAAAAATAATTTACAATATACTTGACTTTGTCAAATAAAAGTAGTTTTTTTGTATATAATATATATATTAGTATTAATATTTATTAATTAATATTAAGTATAAAGTATAGTACTACGTAGTATAGTATAAAGAGGATAATTATAGTTTATCCTTTTCAAATTAAAATTCAAACCTTTATTTTAGATAATTTTCAGTTACTGTTGTATTTATATAGTAAAAGAAGATTATGCCAGAAAGTATTAATTCATTGTCTCCAGATTTTAGAGACTTCCTACTCAACAGAAACTTAGTAACTGATTCTATTAGTGATAATGGATTAACAAGTTTATTGGTTGGTATAGGTACACCTAAGACTGATATTAGTTCAGTCCCAGATGTAGTTAATCCTTCTGAAAGTATAGTAAGTGATGGTGTTCTTCATAAAGATTTAAATGTACTTACCAACAAGTATCAAGGTACTGATTATGATTATAAACAAGTAAATATAGTTTATCAATCTAATCTTCCACCAACAAGTGCTATAATTTATAGTTCAAACTATACTGATGATAATGGTATTTTAGATGAAACTTTAGAATTACCACCAAATAGAGGATTTAGTCAAGGTGGTGATATTAGACAATACAATACTTCATTAAATTTATATAATGATACGGATAAACAAATTGTTACTAATTTAGTATACCAACCGAACCCAAATGTACAATACACCAACTATATAGATGTTAATTCTGCAATTGTAAATCCAGCAATAGATATATTAGGTTCTGTATTTGATGGTAATGGTGTTGGTTTAGGTGCTGGTAAAGGTATTAATGCTATTCAACCTAATTTTGATTTACGTTCAACAATTATTGGTAGAGTGTTAGGTGCATCTGGTGTTATTGGTGATACACCAATAGGTCAAGCTGGAGCTAAGTATTTAGCTCTTTCATTAGCAAATAATGCTGCCTTTGGACTTCAACAAGAAACCATAGGACACCTTAACCTTAATCCACTCAACCTTGCAATGAATGGTCTTGATTCGTTTGTAGTACCAAATTACAATATTACAGTACCTCAAGGTAAATTAGGTAAGGTATTAGACTTTGGAGCAAGAGTTCTTGGATTTGAAGTACCTGTTAGTATATTTGATAATTCTTCATCTATATTCAACAAGGAGAATCCAGTATCAAATATTTTAAGAGCTAATGCTCAAATATCAAACTCTGGTAAAGGACAAGTATTAACATTGTTTGCGAATATTAAACAAAATAAATATAGACCAGGTTTCCAAGACGATAGGGTTAAAGGTGAAAATCAATCAGATGAAGAGAAAGTACGAAAGGGTTCTGCTTTAAATTCAAATATATATGCATTCGAAGCTGGTGATGGTGGTATTGAGGATTTAATCAATACTAATGATAGTGGGTTTGAAACTGAACACGGTAAGATAACTAGTGAATTAAAGGGAGGATTCAACGACCAATTTGGTGACCTTGAAAATACACATAGACTTGATAATGTTAAGAATGGTTTTTCATGGTCTGATGATTTTAATAATTCAGAAGCTCAAGATGATGAGAGAGGTGTCAATGGTTATGATGATGTTTTCAAAGATAACCCAGAAGGTATTCTAGCTAAAACCAAAAGTTTATTTGCAACCAATAAAATGATGACTCTTGTTTCTGGACATGGGGTTTTAGGTCAAACAAATAGTGAAATTCAAAATACAACTAGAGATTACGTATCTAAAGGTAGTGCTGTTTTAAGTAATGCTGCATTAAAATCTGAAACTGGTACTGCTATGCCACCAGATGCCACATTTTGTAGAACATGGACAACATTTGATAGATATAGTCAAGTCCAAGATTTACAGAAACATTCTGGGGTTGATGGTACTACAGCATATAGAGAAGGACTTGATGAAAGTGTATTAGGTGATAACGGATTTGTTAAGATTGCACCAACTAGTAATGGAAAAGACTTCGCTGGTGGTAATATTAAGAATTATATGTTTTCACTTGAAAATCTTGCATGGGCTGATGACCACGCAAAATTATTACCTTGTGAAACAGGACCTGGTGACCAATTTGGTAAAAAAGGTAGAATCATGTGGTTCCCACCTTATGATTTATCAGTAAGTGAAAATAATTCTGTTAATTGGGATTCAACTAATTTCATTGGTAGAGGTGAACCAATATATACTTATAGTAATACTGAAAGAACTGGTACACTCCAATTTAAGATTGTTGTTGACCACCCATCATATCTTAACGCAATCAAAGGTGAGAGTGATGAATATATTGCATCTTTCTTTGCTGGTTGTACCGACATTGACCCTGTGTTAGCTGAAAAGTTAACAGTTATCGAAAAAAATGAAATATTAACTAGAAATCAATTAACAGACCAACAGAAGGATGCGATGGATATAAATCCAGACATACCATTTGTTGATTTTTATTTCCCTAACGATGTTGCTGAACTTAATGACACTTATGAGAATGCATCTGGTAGTACTGGTTTAGGTCAAATACAAGCTAGTGGTAATTATGTAGGTAGTGCTAGAAATTATAAAGATGATACTGATTTTGGATTGAATGGAGACCAAGCACCAGGTGCTACCATTAGGTGGGTGGATATCAGCTGCTGGACAAGATGCTCTTAAGAAAGTTCTTAACGAACAATGTCAAGCATGTAAGGTTAGAATTTATGGATACGCTAGTGTTGCTGGTGGTAAAAACAACGAAGGTAATCAAAAGTTATCTGACGCTAGAGCGGAAGCCGTTAAGGTATGGTTTAAAACGAATATATTTGATAGTAGTAGTCCAATATATGATATAATATCAATGGATGAGCGTTTTGAAGAATCAAAAGGTAAAGGTGTTGATGAAGGTGGTAGTGAGAAGTGTACAATTACAGAAGGGGTTGATACCTCAGCATATTATGGATGTAAAATACATAGAAAGGTAAATGTTAATATCTTACACGATAAAATACTTGAAGCTAAATTAAATAAAAATGAGGGTGATGATAAAGAAGTCGAAGATACATTTAATGTTAGTAATAAAATAACTAATAGATTTTATAATGAATGTAATTACTTTGAAGTGTTAGCACAAGAGGATAAGTTTGTTTACGACACACTTAAAGAAAAATTAAAATATTTCCATCCAGCATTCCACGCAATTACACCAGAAGGTCTTAATTCAAGACTTACATTCTTATTGCAATGTACTAGACAAGGACCAACGAATATTAAAGGTGCACCAGACAATCTTGCGTTTGGTAGACCACCAGTATGTATTCTTAGATTAGGTGATTTTTATCATAGCAAGATTGTTATTGATAATGTTGGTATCACATATGAGCCACTTGTTTGGGACCTTAACCCAGAAGGAATAGGTGTTCAACCAATGATTGCAACAGTTGACTTGTCATTTAAGATGATTGGTGGTCAAAGTCTTAGAGCACCGATTAATAAGTTACAAAACGCTGTATCATTCAATTTCTTTGGTAATACACAAGTTTATGATGTTAGGGCTGATAAACTTAAAGAAAATAAGGGTGAATTTGACTTGGTGTTAGGTGCTGAGAAATTGGAATCTATTTCTGACCCAGTTGAAGTATCAAAAAAACCAAATGGAACACATAGAAATGAAGCCGTTACTAATCAAGAAAATTTAGCTGACAATGTGAATAGCAATACAGAAGAATCAACTGAATCAACTGAAACAACGGAAATAAAAATTCTAGGTAGTAATGGCTTTGATTTAAGTAGACCATCCTTAACAGATAATAGACTTAAAATTAATGTTAAGGCTAAACAACAAGGTATTTATTCTGCATCTACAGATGGAACAATAACACAATTAATTACTGATGATGAATATAATTTATGGTTAGAAAAAACTCTTACAATAAAATTAGACTCAGCGGAAGGTGACCCTAATCCAATCCACATAGAAAATATTATAACAGCAACTAAGGGTAGTAGCGGCACGGATGCCGAATCATTATTTGGTCTTGGATATGCATTTGGTGATGAATGTGTTGGTGGTGGTTATTGTGTTGAGGGTATTGAACCAGGTAAGCAATATAAGATTTCTATTTGGTATAAGGGAAATAAAAAAACCATAGATTGGATTACAGCACCTTAAATAAATTTTAATTATAATGGCACAATATTACGATAGATACGAAAAATTCAGAGGTAATGGTATTATGGAACAAATACCAAATATTACTATAAAACCAGAAAGTACTGATAAACAAGCAGTTTATAAGGTTGGTAGGTCTAGGTTAGACAAACTAAGCCAAGAATATTATGGTAACCCTTATCATGGGTGGGTTATATTAATGGCTAATCCACAATGGGGTGGAATGGAGTTTGATATTCCAGATGGTGAAATAATTAGAATACCATTTCCCTTTACAAATGCTATTGAGAGATATATATTAGAGGTTAAGAGATACAAAGAGTTATATGGCTAATAAAATAAAAGGAATATGTACGGGTGGGAAATCACACCTTATCCAACCAAATGAGTTGTTTGGGCATGATGAGGATGATAATTTATTTGTACCACCAGAAGATTTAAATATTTATGTTGAATTAACAACAACCAAAAAAAATAGAACGGTAATTGATTTTACTGACTCTGGTGTTGTAGGTAATTCATCGGAAAAAGGTAAATCTAAGGTTTCGTTTATTAGTGGCTCTGAAAATGGTAAAGGTAATGATGCTGATGGTAACCCTAAAACTTCACTTAGTACAAGTTATACGGAATTAACAACAGTTTTCAATAAAACAGCGGATACAGAAAAATTTGGTATTGCTAGTATTGATATTGATTTTAACTCATCATATGCACCATTAATTAAAATTAAATTTATTGATGTAAGAGGTGCATCACTATTTAACACAGGTAACCCACCTAAGTCAGAATATTCATCATTTTTTGACCTTCCATACCCAATATTTACATTAAAGGTTAAGGGTTATTATGGTAAGGCAGTAAAATACTGTCTTCACCTAACTTCATGGAATGCTAGATTTAACGCTCAGACGGGTAATTTTGAAATCACAGCTGATTTTATTGGTTACACATACGCTATGCTTACTGATATGCTTTTAGGTTACCTTAGAGCAATCACAAAAACAGAGTCTGGATATGCTAAATTCTTAAAAGCTAAATCTGAAATGCTTGACCCTAATTCATTGATAACAATCAACGAATTGTTAAATAAGATTGAAGATGTAAATACGGGTGTTACAAAAATTGAAGAATCAAATGTTAATGTTCAAGAATTAGATGGAACTAAAAATCTAAAAAATGCTATTTCTAGAATTGAAGACTTAGTTAATGAGAGTATTGATAAAATTAACAAACCAACATCGGCTGATACCGCTGGATATGCCGTTTTTGTTTCACCTATAACAAATGGTTTATTCGGTGTTCATCACACCGTTGAAGACGCAAAACAAAATAGATTAGATATTAAAACATTTAAGCAATCAATGGAAACCCAAATCACCAATGTTAATTCATTGATTGAAACTGAGGGTGATAAATTAAAATTAAGTGACTATGATAACGTTAAAACATTTGAATATTTCAGATATGCTGTAGTATATAGTGCGACAACAACTGATAAATCAACTAACTTTAGAAGTGCTTGGGAATTAAATGATGATGGTGATTTTGAAGAGTTTGAAGGTAATTTTTCTAATTGGAAGAAAAACCACACTAATCGCTGGATGAACCTTGATTTATTTGACTTTTCAACAATTAAGAGTAATATAAAAGCACTTAATGACCAACTTGATAGAAAAGAAAAAGAATTAAAAGAAACAATAAGTACTACAATACAAGGAACAGTAACAGAATTATTAGGTTTTGAACCAACAATTAAAAATATATTTAGAATATTTACTGTTCATGCTGAAATATTCATGGAATGTTTAAAAGATACATCAAAAAAGGCTCAAGATGATATACAAGGATTAAGGAAAGCAGAATTTGATAAACTTCAAGACAAAGCCTTTGACATCAAGAAAGTTGACACACAAGACACTGGTACATTACCAGCTATAATATATCCATGGCCCCTATACAGAACACCTAGTGATAATAAAGCAAATAAAGGCGGTGCATTAGAAGAGGCTTGGTTAGGTAAAGATATACTTATTCCACAAAATGTCCCAGAATTAGTATTTGTTGAAGATTTACTTAAAGGATTATTATTAGTTAACAAAGAAGATGCTGAAAGGCAAGCTAGGGCTGACAACCCAGGTGTTATTGCTGATAGTTGGTACCCAGTAAGTCCATTTGACACACCATTATTTGGGATAACCCAAAACCCATATAAAACCAATGAAATAGGTAATACTAGTAATAAATTAGACCCATTATTATTAATGATGGAAAGAGCATTTATATTCTTAGGTTTTTCAAATAGACAATTATATTCATCTGAGGTTGAAGCAATGGCTACATTTGAAGCTAACACCGCTAATGGTGGGATAATGGATTCAGCAGTTAAATTAGCAATGGTTAGTGGTGATGATGACCCTACAATTGCAAACGATATTATAAAATATTTTTTAGATGGTGGTAGCTCTGATGGTAGAAAGATTGCAATATCACAAAAACCAAATACTGGAAGACCATTTATGTATTTAAATAATTCTGAGACCCATTATTATTATAAATATATCGAGGGTGGTGATAAAAAAGATGAAAAATTTATACCATTAAATGGTGATTTACATGGTTCTGAATTTTTTGATTCTAATGGAAAGTTTTTGTCGGCTAGTAAAATTAAGAAAAAAACAAAGGGTGATGACCCTAGTTTATTATTTCTTTCACCACCAGGTACCAATATAAGTGGAGGTCCTAGACCGTACAGGTATGGACCTACATTCATGAAAATTATAGATAATAGCAAGTATAATAATACAGCCGCATTACAACCTAGATATGAAACACAAGATACTACATTACAAACTTGGAAAGACCAAGTAAAAACAGCTAATGGAGAAACTGATTTTGTAGATTATGGTACACTTTATTCTATAGATAGAACTAAAGATTTTGGGAATAATCAAGCAGAAGATATTGCGGGTTTAAATATATTTGGTAATGATGCTGTATCTAGATATGCATTTACAACCATTGCTGCAATTAATTACTCTGATTCTGAATCATCCGCTGATGAACGTGAGATATATCCAGGTGGGGAAGCTAAAGGTGTATCAGAAGCGGCTTTCTATACCAATGCTGATGGTTATGGTTCAACTTCATTAGCTTCGAATAATCAACCAGATAATTATAAAGATAGTTTTGGACAGGAAAACGGGATGTTAACTGGTTATGAAATAAGCGATAGAGCTAAATACAAATTCAAACCAACAAACGGTGAAAATGCTGGTATTGAGAGTGAGTACTACCCAGTTAGAAACGCTAACAGAACAAGGGGGTTATTCAGTACGACAAACAGTACAATAGCACATGAAGATATAGGTCAAAATAGAGGGTTATTCATCTCAGATGTAAATGATATTTGTATACCACATATTGATTTTGCAGTAGATTCATCAATCTATTCATTATTTGGTAGTCAATTATATTTTGAACAAAGACGTAGTTCTAGTCCAAAGAGTGCTAGAGCTTTTTTATTCCTTCATACACTACCATGGAATGGTTTATTTATAGATGATGTAGCAAAGTATCATTCCAAGGGTACACAAGCTGCATTATTTAATAATAAAGATAGTAATGTTTTAAGTAATATATTTGGTAGGAAAGCTGCATTTATACACGCACCTAAATTATGGTGTGCCTTTATGGGTGGTATTTTATGGAGAAATAGAAGCTCAACGGGTACAACAGAAAATAGTTCTAATGATATAATTTGGGAAGATGATGACTCAACAACATTTAAAGATTATTCTGGTAAAGTACCATCATATAAAGGTGGTTCTGGATATTACGACCCAATTGTTTTCGGTGTACGTACTAACCTAATCAATGAAAACTCCGAATTTAACCCATGTTATGTGCCAGAAGTGTTAGAGGGTGGTGCTATTCCATTTGGTAATCTACCTAGTAGACACCACTATTTAACACATGATAGTGCTGCTGTACCATTACATTTTAGTATTGATAATGAATATAAATTGATTAGTGGCGTGGTAAAAAATCTACCTTTACAAATTAAAGAAGAATTTATAAAAACATTCTTTGAATTTGTAAATAGTTCTCAATGGGAAACGATTAGAAGGAATTATGAGGTGTTCCCAAATGAAAGGGATGGGAATGGTAATCTTAAACCTAATTCTTGGGATAATCCAAATTCTGGTGTTAATATAACATATACTAATAAGGGTCGTACTGAACACCCATCTAATTGGTCTGGTAATTCACAAGAATGGGTTAAACTTTGGGAAAATGCAAACAATTTAGATAAGAATATAATAAATTCAACCGAATCAATTGGTTCATCCATCAAACCAAAACAAGAAAAGATTAAAGGTGAAATAAAAGGAATTAAGAGTTCATGGGTAGAAAACAACTTCCCAAACTATAAACAATATGAATATATAAGCTCGATTAGACTAAAGGGTAGTACTGCATCAGCACCACCACCAGCAAAAATAAATTTATCCAATCAAGTTGGATACAATTGGGATATTGGTTATAAACCCAATACCGATACTAACAACATATTAGTTATGTTATTTAAAGAAACTGTTTGGATTGCAAATGGGTCGTATAAACCTTGGGTTGACCATGAAGCAGATAGGTACAAAAATTTTGATAATACAATAGCAGTAAATAAACCTTTATTAGAACAATACGTCACTGCATTTGTTAAAGAGTTTAGGAGAATTAATAAGGTTGACACTATTAAAGATGAGGAAAACGACCAATTACAACAGATATTCAACACAATGGATAGTGACACAATACGTCTAAATATTTATAGACATTGTAAGACTGTGTATGATAAATGGATTGCTGGTTCACAAGGTAATGTATTAGCAGCATGTGGTACTGATAAGGCAGATATTACTGAAAAAACCTCAAAAAAGGATAGGGTTAGTGGTAGTGAACATCGATTAATTGATAGTTTCCGTTTCGTAAATAGAGCCTTTAATGACCTAGGTGATAAATATTTATTAAATCCTAAGATAATTAATGATATTGTCGTTGGGAATTTAAATCAAAGTTTTTATGATTTAATTTCAAGGGTATTAGCTGATAATAATTTTAATTTTATTGCATTACCAGCGTTTATTGATTTCAATAGTACTGATGAAATGGCTTCATTATTTAAGGCAGAGATATATAATCAAGAATTAGATGAAGCTGTTGCTGGACCAACATTCGTATGTGTTTATGTGGGACAAACATCAAATAAATTAGACCTAGGTGATGGTTCTGACTTCCCAAATGATGGTTTCGACTTTAAATGTACAGATGGTCAATTAGAGGTCCAATCATTACCACTTGATTTTACAAAAGATAAAGCGGAACATGAACACAATGTAGTTGCGTTTGCAGTAAATTATGGTCATCAGAATCAAAATATTTTTACTGATGTAAAACTAGACCAAAAAGAATTTTCCGAAACAGATGAATCATTACAAATAACTGACACAATAGGACAAAACGGTGCTCAAAGTAATAGAACACAAGCTGGACAAAATCTTTGGAATGTATATCAAGTTAGGTCATATTCAACAGAAATAACAGCCATGGGTAATGCTATGATACAACCTATGATGTATTTTCAATTGAATAATATACCTATGTTCCATGGGGCTTATATGATAATTAAAGCAACTCATAAGATAACACCAAATCATATGACAACTAATTTTAAAGGTGTTAGAACTAGATTTATTGATACACCATTAATTGATAGTAACACTATCTATATGTCTATGTTAGGTAATATCGGTAATGGTGATGGTAGTGGTGTATCTTCTCTTGATAGTGTTGCTGGTGGAACTGGCGGTGGAAGCACTTATACTCCAAAAGGTTCATACCCACCAATAATTGGTACCATAATCGACAACGGTGGTACCAATGGTGCTATTACACAAGGTACTGGTAATATATTTGCTAGGCAAATCCCTCAAATTGACGGTCTTAATAACAGGAAATTATCACTCCCAGATGAAAACGCAATATTATTTAACGCTGTAGCACCACTTGAAAAAATGATGAACGCTTGGGTTGCATGGATGAAAGCAAATGGTTTTAAAGGTCAAAACGGTGACGGTAAATTCTATGCAACTATTGAAAGTAGCTTTAGAAGTATTGCTAAACAAGAACAATTAGAGTATCAATACAGAAACCAACCTGGTAGAGCAGCACCAGCTGGTTCATCACGACACGGGTGGGGAATAGCACTAGATTTAGGGTTCTATGATAAAGCTGGAAACAAAGTTCCTAGTAATAAGTCTTCAAAAGTTGGTTTTGGTATAGATACAAATCCAGCAATACAGTGGTTATATGATAACGCATATATTTATGGTTTTACTATACCACCAGAACTTAGAGACCAAAAAGGAACAGACGAGCACTGGCATTGGGAATACCATGGAACAGCTGCTAAGTGTCTTGTAACCGAACACCCAAGAGTTTGGGGTTATGAAGTTGACCCATCAAAGCAACAAGATAGTAGTGTTACAAATCCTAAAGATAGAGATGGTGTAAGGGCGAAATATGCAGATTGTACATATAGAAAAGTAAAAACCAAAGTTGAGGGTTCTGAAACTGCTGGTAATTATACAAAATCAACCGAGGGTGATTCAATAATTACTATTCCAGAAAATAAAGACTTATCACCTTATGATATTATAATTGTCTATGGTGGTCTTGATAGAGGACCAGACTGGATGCTTACTGAGATTGAAAAATCATCTGTAAAATTACTTAATGAAAATATATTCCTTATTGTGCCATACACAACTGATTGGACTAAGACTGAGGTTTTAATTAATAAGATAAAAAATAATAATAAGTTAAATAATTTTTCAATTGTTGGTTTCTCAGCTGGTGGTAAAATTGCACAACAAAATATTGATAAAAAATCTTGGAACTTCATTGGACTAATCGACCCACTTACAAATAGTAATCTTATTAGTAATACTGATGTTAATTCAAAAACCTATATGTTATATAACCAAAATCATTGGTCTTGTTGTGCTAACATTCCGAAGGACCAACCAGCCTTGTCAGCTAAAATAAACAAAAAACAGAATGGAAATTCTGAATTTTTAAATATAAAACATGACGATATGGTTGGCACATTCTTTAAGAAATTCAAAAACCAAATAAGCTAAACTTGTATGGTTAATTTATTTTTCGTATCTTTGCAATAATGATTGCGAATATAGTCACGAGTAATAAACTAGAGGTAGATGATATTGATGATATAAATGTTGTCGAATCGTTGGATGATATTATCCAAGACCTACCAACACTTGTTACATCATATAAATGGGTAACCGATAACTATGACGACTATGACATCTATGACAAGCAATTAGGTGATAGTCTTTATTGGACATTCGCTAAAACTGAGCGTAGAGACATCTTCAACAATGATGTAGAGGAATTTATCACTCTTGCTAATCGTGAGCTTATATCGAAGATAAAGTATGTCTTTGTGGACCCTATACAACTACAGAGAGACACCATAAAGAAAATAATCACCAAGATATATGAATTAAAGGATAAGATAACCTTTAAGAATGGGGATATGCTTTACATATATGGTGAAAATTTAATATTTGGTATAGACCTTAATCTACTTAAATACATAGGAATCAACCCTATAAAGGTTGAAAAGAAAATAAAAAGTATTTCGAAGGTTTTTTTGGATGATAAAGAAATATTTATTGAGTATAAAAGCAATATGGAACGACTGGGTGACTCAGTGAAGTACATACCTTACTTGTACTCGATAAAACATGAATAAAAAAATATTATTAGCGTCATTTATCTTTCCAGAAAGATTAGAATGGTTTTTAAGTTACTTGGAAAATAAATTTTCCATCCCTAGAGAGACCGTATTTGTCTACAAAAACCACGATGACGAATCTAAATTAGTTGTTACCTTTAAGTTTGTACTTAAAGATGGTAAACGAGTTAACTTCAAATCACTATTTCCTAGCGCAATTCTTATACACAAGAAGGGTAATGCTATCTATACAATAAATGCATTAAATAAACTTATAGAAAGTTTACAAGGAGATAACATTGGGAACATTGATTACAAATCAATTATAATAGATTGGGAACAATATCAAAATAAGTTGATATTAACTAATAATGGTGAGTTGGTTATATTTGACATAGAGAAGGTTTTTTAGTGGTTTCTTGGTATTTATATAATAAAGAATAACACTATATTAAAATATATAATTATGTCAGATAACAAAAACGGAAAAGATTTATCAAGCGGATTAGACGATTTTTTAAGTCAAAACCCACAAAACGAACAATCACAAGAAGAATGTACAACTGAGGAATGTCTTATCAAAACAGATAAAAGCATTGTTGAGAGAGTTAATAAGAAAATCATCACTGATGATGGTAGACAATTATTAATGTAATATAATGAAGAACAAGAAAATAATATTAAGTGAAGAGTTGAAGCGATTCAATGCAATCAATGAGTATTCATTCTATGTACCAGAAGGTGATGAACCAGAAGGTGATATCGAAAATTTACTATTAAGTGAAGAAGACCCAGAAGGTGAAGAAGAACCAGAAGTTGTATCTCCAGAACCAGCTGGTGAAGAAGGTGCAGAAGGTATCGATGACCTTGAAGGTGAAATTGATGCAGAGATGGGTGGTGAAGAGTTTGCTGATGAACCAGACATGGGTGGTGAAGACCCAGCAATGGATGCTGATATGGACTTATCTGTTGATGAACCAGAAGATGAGGTTGAATTAGACGTAACTGAATTAGTTAACAGTACTGATGCAGCTAAACAAGCGGCAGACAATGCAAACAACAAGATAGACCAACTATTAGGAAGTGTATCTAAACTAGAAAACCAATTATCATCATTCCAAGGAATAGGAGATAAAATTGATAGCCTTGAAAATGAGCTAGAGAAAAGAGCTCCAACACCAGAAGAGAAAATTGAAATGAGGTCTTTTGATTCATATCCATATAATCTTAAACTTACAGATTTTTGGGCTGACCAAAAAGGACAATATGATGTTTTAGATACAGATGGTGAAGGAGAAGGAACACCTAAAGAATATGTACTAACAAAGGATGATGTTGATTCTGATTATTCAGAGTTACAAGTCAAAAATACTCTTGACACTTCAAACCCTTACGAGGAAGAAGACATCTAATCAAAAGATAATTAAAATACTAAAAGCCCTATTAATAGGGCTTTTTTTATGTCTTAATATTTTAATTTTAAAAAACATTGCATGGTGTTAAAAAGTGTAGTATATTTGTAGAAATATCTGGATAAATTACTTGACTTTTTTATAAAAAATAGTATATTTGGGTAACGAAAAAGTAAATAAATAAATAACAAATAAATAATCAAAACAAACAACAATTATGAGTAGTAGATTAGATGCGATGATGAACCAATACAAAACGAACAGCACATCATCAAAAAGTAAAGGGTCAAAGAAATTTGACAAAAACAATTATTTTGCAACATTCTTAGAGGATGGTGTATTATCAGCACAAAGACATGTGAGAATTGTAGAACCTAAGGGTGAAACAGAATCTCCATTTGTGGAAATTATGGGACATAAATCACAAGTTGAAGGACAATGGAAAACATTCATTTGCCCTAAACATGAGAAAGGTGAAAAATGTCCATTCTGTGAAGCAAGAGAATTACTTCTTGCAACAGGTGATGAAGCTGATAGAAAAGAAGCTATCCAATTTTCTGCAAAGAAAATGTATGTAGTTAAATTAATCGATAGAGATAACCCAGACCATGGTGTTAAATTCTGGAGAATTAATCACCACTACAAGCAACAAGGTGTGATGGATAAAATCAATGCTGGAAACACGACTTTACCAGCTGGTGAAGACCCAATTTCTACAGCAAATGGTAGAGATATCATTATTACAATTACTGGTGACGGTAAGAAGTCTGCGGTAACGGGAGTTAACTACGCAATGGCTCAGACACCACTAAGTGAAGATACTGAACAATCAAACGCTTGGTTAGCAAGTGCACATGAGAAGTCATGGGAAGATGTTTATTCAGTTAAACCTTATGAATTCTTAGAAATCATTGTTAGAGGTGGAGTACCATACTGGCAAAAGGATGATTCTGAAAAAGGTGGAGGGTATGTTGATAAAGCGTCTCTTACTGAAACTTCTAATACAGAAGAACCTAAGGAAGAATTAGATAGTGAATTATCTATGGGAGTTGCTAATGCTAATGCTGATGCTAACCCACCAAGAACCTTAACACCAGAAAGTGCGATACCAGAAAATACTGGCGCAGCAGCAACTACTGATGCGGCAACTGATGATGCTGAGGATGACGATTTACCATTCTAAATCAAATATTTGAAATAAGGGGTTGCAATTAAGTAACCCCTTTTTTCTATACCTAAAAGAGAGAAAAATTTTATTAACATATGGCTAAAAAGGCACCAAAAAAACCAGTCTCAAAGCAGAATTTCAATTTGAGTAAATTTAAAAAAAATAACGGTTATGATATTACCGTAAAAGATAAAGAACTAACATGGATACCATTATCGGATTCATTTCATGAAGCACTAAAGATACCAGGACTTGCGAGAGGATACTTTACCTCATTCAGAGGATACTCCAACACAGGTAAATCAACAGCTATTTATGAAGCCGTTGCTGGAGCACAAAAAATTGGAGACCTTCCAGTAATTATAGAAACTGAGGGTAACTGGTCATGGGAACATGCTAGAAATATTGGAGTACAATTCGAAGAAGTTATCGATGAGGAAACAGGGGAAATTATTGATTATGATGGTGATTTCATCTTCATGAGTGGTGATGACCTTCTTAATGAATATCAATACATAAATTATAAGGATGGTAAGACAGCATCTAAGCCACTTAGAAACGAACCAATAATTGAGGACGTTGCAAGGCTTATGACTGACTTATTAGACGCACAAGCTGATGGTGAGTTACCGAGAGATATATGTTTCCTTTGGGATTCTGTAGGTTCAATGAATGGTTTCCAATCAGTAATGTCTAAATCAAATAATAACCAATGGAATGCTGGTTCAATGGAAAGTGCATTTAAATCATTGGTAAACCATAGAATACCTTCATCTAGAAGAATCGGTAAGGAATACATCAACACATTTGCTGTTGTTCAAAAGATTTGGTTAGATAATGAGAATACAGTTATCAAGCACAAGGGTGGGGAAGCATTTTTCTATTCACCAAGAGTTATTGTTCACTTCGGGGGTATCAAGACACATTCAACAGTTAAATTACATGCTACCTCTGGTGGTGAGACATATCAATTCGGTGTAACAACTAAAGTTAGATGTGAGAAGAACCAAGTTAATGGTGTTGAAGAACGAGGGGTATTATCTAGTACACCACGCGGTTATTGGAATCCAGACAAGTTAGAAGAGTATAAGAAAGAACATAAGGGTTACATCCTTGGTCGTCTTAACTCTGAATATGATGACTTTACAATTGTACAAGAAGAGGTAACAGAAAAAGTAGATACAAAAGCTTAAGTTACCAAGTATTAACCATTTAATCACACGATGTGAGAAAGATGCCGCCAAGAACTGGCACAAGAGAGAAAAAATTAAATACACTACTAGTCGATGGGAATGCATTGTTTAAGACAGGTTTCTTCGGGGCTAGTAGTGAATTTAACAAAGATGGTATCCATATAGGTGGTACCTATCAATTCATTACGGTTTTACGTAAATTATTAACAGAAACAATCTATCACCAAGTTTATGTCTTTTGGGATGGACTATTTAGTGGTAAATTACGTTATAATATCTATGAGGATTACAAATCTGACCGTGGAAAGGATTTTATTAATGGAACACACACAGTTGACCAAAGTGAAGCTAATCAGAAACTTAGGATAACCAAATACCTTGACGAATTATTTATTCGACAAATAATGGACGAAATGGTTGAAAGTGATGATTATATTGCGTATTATTGTAAAACAAAGAAAGAATATGAAACAGTAACCATATGTACCAATGATGGAGATATGGCTCAATTGATTAACAAGGGTATTCGGATTTATTTCTGTAACCCACAAATTAAAAATTATGTAACAACAGAAAACTTTAATCTCTACTTTAATTATAAGTTAGAAAATGCCGCATTGGTTAAATCAATGATAGGTGACCCTAGCGATAGTATAAGAGGTATTAAACGTTTAGGAGAACCAACACTCCTAAAACACTTTCCAGAATTATCAAAAAGGAAAGTAACCCTAGAAGAAATTCTTATAAAAGCAGATAAACTACAAGAGGACCGAAAACAAGTAAAGAAAAAACCACTTGGTGTCTTAAGTAATATTATCGAAGGTGTAACCACCACGAAACCAGATGAAGATGGTAAATCACATGACCTAGTAATGGGAATGGAATTATACAATCGAAATTGGAAGTTGGTTAACCTAAAAGAACCCATGATGACTGAGGAAGGTCTGGAACAACTAGAATTATATCTAGATGCACCACTATCCCCAGAAGGAAGGAGCATAAAGAACGTCTATACATTGATGAAAGAAGATGGTTTAGATTGGCTAATAGGTGAGCGAAGGTTTGCCGAATACTTAATTCCGTTCAAAAAACTAATGGAACGAGAATTAAAAAATAACAAGTAAATAAAAATAAAATTATGAGAGATAGAAGAATAGAACAACATCCGTTTGAATTTGTCTTAAGAATAAATGGTCATATCATTTGTCAGAGGTATTTCAATATTAACAACTTTAATCCAGATGTGTTAGGGTCGATTGATATGAAAGAGTTATTAGACTCTATTGCTGGAGTAAACAACTCTTGGGGTACTATGGGTATAATCCCTACCTACTTAAAAGAACGCTCTGCGGAGTACTTACAGTTTTTTGAGGACAATCAACACCTTTCTCACAAGAACAGAGATAATAATGTTGATAACATATGGGCTAAGTATGATAGCTACACATTCGAAATTAGAATCGAAGGTAAGGTTGTAGGTATATCTGAATTTTCTGGAAATATATTCCCACCAAAAATTAGATATAAGGTAAACTTAAAACATGCGACAAATATTTGGGGTGATAAAGTTTTAGATTCAAATGGTTCACCAAAAAATTTGGACATAATTCCAAATATTGTAAAAGAAATTAAAAAAACTTTTTCACGAAAATCGTACGTTAAAGACTATATGGGGTACCCTTTAGATATTATGGCTCAACAAGAGAAAGAATATGCTAATTATGAGTCAACTTTAGCTAACTAAAATGTATTTATTTTATAGAAAGTTTTAATAATTATGAGTGAAGATAAGAAGAAGGATTTTGGGTATTTAGGTTTAGATTTTCAAGTAAGATTAATTGCTAATATTTTAACAGATAGAAAATTTGCAAACAATCTTATGGATATTCTAGATGCTAACTATTTCCAAGATGAATTCATTCGAAAAATAGCTATCACAATTAAAAGTGCATTCGAAAAACATGAGACCGTTCCAGATATGGGAAGTCTAGAGATGAGACTCATGGATACAGCAAAGGATGATATTCAAAGAGATTTCGTACTCAAACAATTAAGAAGAGTTAAAGAAGCGAATTTGAATGATACCCTTTGGGTTCAAGAACGTGCACTTAAATTTTGTAAACAACAAGAACTAAAGAGAGCAATCAAAGAAATATCTACTATTAGTGACAATGGTGATATGGATGATTATGATGCATGTGTGGAAATCCTACAAAAGGCACTAGATACTGGTGATGCGAAGGATGATGGGATAGACGTATTCCATGACATGGACAGTGTTTTATCTGATGACTTTAGAAAACCTATTCCAACTGGAATTAAGGGTCTTGATGAATGCATGGATGGTGGCTTATCAAAAGGGGAGTTAGCTGTTATCTTAGCACCGTTTGGTGTCGGTAAGACAACAATGGTCACAAAGATTGCTAACACCGCTAAAAACAAAGAATACAACGTCCTACAAATCTTTTTTGAAGACAACCCTAAGGTTATTCAAAGAAAACATCTAGCTTGCTGGAGTGGGCACAATCTAAACGACCTTAAATATCATAAGGACGAGTTGAAAGAGATTGCACTTGCTAAATCAGAAGAAAGAGGACAAATTAAATTGAAAAAATTCCCAAGTGCTGGTACTACAATACCACACATCAAGCAATACATAAGAAAACAAATCGCACAAGGATTTAGACCAGATATTGTTCTAGTTGATTATATTGACTGTATTCAGTCAAGTAAGTCATTTAAAGAAAGCTGGGATGCAGAAGGAAACGTGATGCGAGAGTTTGAAACTATGTTAGCTGAATTAGACATCGCTGGATGGACAGCAGTACAAGGTAACCGAAGTTCTATTGGTGCTGAGACTGTTGATTCGACGATGATTGGTGGTTCTATTAAGAAGGGTCAAATTGGTCACTTTATTGTTTCTATTGCTAAAACATTAGAGCAAAAGGATAGTGGTCATGCGAATATGGCAATTCTTAAGTCTAGATTTGGTAAGGACGGGATTGTCTTTACTGATGCAATCTTTGACAACGGAACCATGAAAATTGAAATCGTTGAAGATAACGGTGGACAGAGTTTCCTTGAGAAAAAAGATGACATGTCAAACAAGGGACAACAACGTGTTAACAGCATACTAGATGCAGCAAAAGAGCGACAGAAAGCACTTGAGGCAGATGAAGAAGATGTATTATAACATCTTCTTTTTTTGTCACTAGTAACTATTAACACACAAATAACAACTAAAAAAAAATTAAATTTATGGATTTATCAACAGAGATACTGTCGGACATTACAGTATACATGAAGTACGCTAAGTACATCCCTCAACTACAAAGAAGAGAAACTTGGCAAGAATTAGTGACAAGAAACAAAGAAATGCACCAAAAACATTACCCTCACATTACAGACGAAATTGAGGAAGCTTACAAATTAGTCTACGATAAGAAAGTACTACCATCAATGAGGTCGTTACAATTTGGTGGTAAACCAATTGAGATTTCACCAAATAGAGTTTATAACTGTGCATATTTACCTATCGACCATTACAAGTCGTTTAGTGAGATTATGTTCTTATTATTAGGTGGAACGGGTGTTGGTTACTCAGTACAAAGACATCACGTAGAGAAGTTACCAGAAATCAGAAAACCTAATTTAAAAAGAAATAGACGTTTCCTTATTCCAGATTGTATTGAAGGATGGGCTGATGCAATCAAGGTTCTTATGAGAGCATACTTTGAAGGAATGTCAACACCTATATTTGATTTTTCAGATATTAGAGCAAAGGGTGCACTTTTGGTTACATCGGGTGGTAAGGCACCAGGTCCACAACCACTTAAAGATTGTATTCATAATATTACAAAAATTCTTGACTCTAAAGAAAACGGTGATAAATTAACAACACTTGAGGTTCATGATATCGTATGTTACATTGCTGATGCAGTATTAGCTGGTGGTATTCGTAGAGCGGCACTTATTTCATTATTCTCAATGAATGATGATTCTATGCTTACTTGTAAATTTGGAAATTGGTGGGAGCTTAATCCTCAAAGAGGTAGAGCAAATAACTCATCAGTGATTCTTAGACACAAGATTACCGAAGAAACATTTTTTGACTTATGGAAGAAGGTTGAGGAATCTAATAGTGGTGAGCCAGGTGTTTATTTCTCTAACGATAGAGATTGGGGAACAAACCCTTGTTGTGAAATCGCACTTAGACCATATCAATTCTGTAATCTTACAGAAATAAACGCATCCAACATTACATCACAAGCTGATTTAAATAAACGTGTACGTGCGGCTACCTTTATTGGAACACTTCAAGCTGGTTACACTGATTTTCATTACTTAAGAGATGTTTGGAAGGAAACAACAGAAAAAGACGCTCTAGTAGGTGTAGGAATGACTGGTATCGGTTCTGGTGCAGTACTTGAATATGACCTTCATGAAGCTTCACAAGAAGTTCTTACGGAGAACGCTAGAGTAGCAGCATTAATCAACATAAAGAAAGCGGCTAGAACAACAACGGTTAAACCATCTGGAACTAGTTCACTTGTTTTAGGTACATCATCTGGAATACATGCGTGGCACAATGATTACTATATTAGAAGAATTAGAGTTGGTAAGAACGAGGCTATTTATAGTTATTTAGCAATAAATCACCCAGAATTGGTTGAGGATGAGTATTTCAGACCTAACGAGCAAGCAGTAATATCAATACCACAGAAGGCACCAGAAGGTTCAATCTTTAGACATGAATCTCCAATGCACTTATTAGATAGAGTTAAGAATTTTAACACTAACTGGGTCCGTGGTGGTCATAGAACTGGTGAGAATACACATAATGTATCTGTAACTGTTTCTATTAAGAAAGAATTGGATATGATTTCAATCAAGGATGAAGAAGGTAACCCACTTAAGAGTACTGATGGTAAAGTTATCAAAGAATCTAAGAAAGATGAAGATGGTAACCCAATTTACAGAATCAACGAATGGGGTGGTATTGGTGAATGGATGTGGGATAATAGACATACATTTAATGGTATTTCAGTTCTTCCATATGATGGTGGTAGCTATATTCAAGCACCATTTGAAGATTGTACTAAAGAAAAGTACGACGAGATGAATAAATCACTTCACAACATTGACCTTACTAAGGTTATTGAAATTGAAGATAACACTGACTTAAGTGGTGAATTAGCTTGTGCTGGTGGTGCATGTGAAATTGACGTAGATTTATCAAGTATTAAAGATATTGATGAAACTGTGTAAACCATTGATAACACTACAATAAAAGGGCTCGTCGAAAGATGAGCCTTTTTTATTTGTACTATTTAGTTATTAAAAATATTTATTATACTATTTATGTAATAAAGAAAGTATAATATGGCAAATGGAAAATACATCAACATCAATTTCCCGTTCAAGGAGAGCGATAAAGGATTCTTTTTAGATTTAAACGACAACGATAAAGCAGCCATCAAAGCTGACCTTATGCATTTGATTTTAACTAGAAAGGGTGAGAGATTATACCTACCAGATTTTGGTACCAATTTATTACAATATATATTTGAAGCAAACGACAGTGTTACTCAATCAGAGATAAAGACTGAAATTAGTGATACCGTAAAAAAATACTTACCTAACTTAGTAATTAATGAAGTAATAGTAGAACAAAGTGAAGCTAGTGAATATGCCGCTACTGTTAGAATTGATTATACCGTTACAGATGATGCGTTCCAAGCAACTGATTTTGTATTAATAAACATTTAAAAACTATGGCAATTAAAAAAATAAATTATACATCTAGAAATTTTTCCGACGTTAGAGGGGAATTAATTGAATTTGTTAGACAATACTATCCAGAAATCTTCAATGATTTTAATGATGCTTCTGTAGGTATGATGCTTATAGAATTAAATGCGGCAGTCGCTGATATGCTTTCATTTAATACGGATAAAGCATTTCAAGAAACACAAATAGATTTTGCACAAGAACGAAAATCACTACTTTCACAAGCTAGAACATTTGGGTTAAAGGTACCAGGTAAGCGACCATCAGTATCCATCGTCGATTATTCAGTAACAGTTCCAGTATTAGGTGATACTTGGGACGTATCATACGCACCAGTGATTAGAGAAGGTAGTCAAGTATCTGGAGCGGGTAAGGTATTTGAAAATTCAGTTGATATTGATTTTTCAAATCCATTCAATTTAGGTGGAATACCAAATAGATTGATTATCCCAAACATAGATGAAAACGGTAATATATTAAATTATACTATTGTTAAAAGAGAGATGGTAACCAACGGTATAACAAAGGTGTTCAAGAGAACAATCTCAGCAAATGATTCTAAGCCATTCTTAGAGGTTATTCTTCCAGATAATGATGTAATGTCAGTTTCATCTGTAATTACCTTAGAAGGTGTTAATTACACCAAAATACCAACCTTAGACCAATTTTTAGATATCGATAACCAATGGTTTGAGATGGATGCATTAGCTGAGGATAAAATATATGTTGGTGATACAAGTAAAATATCTGATAATTCTGGTGTAATACCAGGTAAGTTCATTTCAGTTGATAAGCGTTTCATAAGAGAATACACCGACCTAGGGTTTACAAAACTAATCTTCGGTGGTGGGTCTCAAGACATATCAGCACTTTGTGATTTTGATGTAAATAAATCATTAATTAATAGAATTGGTGACTTCATCAATAATACATCATTAGGTCTTACATTACCATCTAATTATACGATGTATGTTAGATATAGAGTAGGTGGTGGTTCAACATCTAATCTTGGTCCTAACACAATAAACACTGTAGGTGTTACAAATATGGTGGTTAATGGTGCAAGTCCAGCAATCAACAACTCAGTTACTACATCATTAAAGGTTAATAACCCAATACCAGCTTTAGGTGGTAAGGACCAACCTTCAATTGAAGAGTTAAGGAATTTAATTAAATATAATTTCTCAGCACAAAATAGATGTGTAACACTTAAGGATTATCAATCAAGAATTGCATTAATGCCAGGTGAATTTGGAGTTCCATTTAGAACAGGTGTCTTCGAGGAACAAAATAAAATAAAGGTATATACATTAGGGTTAGATAGTAGTGGTAAATTAAGTAACACATCAACATCAGCACTTAGAGATAATATTGGGACATATCTTGCAGATTATAGAATGATTAATGATTATGTTGAAGTGGATAATGGTAGAGTTATAAATCTTAGTTTTGAAATTGACCTTTTTATTGAAAAACAATTCCCACAATCTCAAATAATGGCTGAGGTTATCAATCAAGTTAAAGATTATATGGATATTAATAAATTTGATATGGGTGATGATATTTATCTTTCTGACCTTATGGAAATTATTAACAATGTTAATGGTGTAACCAATGTAATTGACATGAGAGTCTTTAATAAGGTTGGTGATGGTAAATATTCATTAAATGAGATAGCACAACCATATGTTAATTCTTTAACTGATGATACGACAAGACAAATTGACTTATTAGGTCAGTTTACTTTATTTGGTGAAACAACCTCTATGTTTGAGGTTAAATATCCAGATAAGGATATAATGGTTAGAGTTAAGACTATATAAACATTTCCTTTAATGGAAATATTTAGTATATTAATTGTTATAAGATAAATTAAAATTATTTAAATGAGTTGTCAAAGTTGTAAAGAAAAAAGTAAAAATTTAAATTCACTAGTTAAGGGTGATGGGAGTGAAGACCCAATAACTAAAAATGTTGCATTCATTATATTCAATGTTCTAATTAGAATAATATTATTTGCAATATCATTATCAACCACACCAGTTATTTTATTATTTATAGTGTGGATGTTATTTAAGACTATTATGCTTAATAAGGGTGATTTAAATATTATGCCATCACTAGTAATGGTTGGTAAACAAATGGGTATTGGTAAAAGGAAATCAAAGAAATCAAAGGATTCTGAGGATATTGACACATCTAAACCAGAAAACTATGAATTTGATGAAAGAGTAGATAAAGTGAAACTATAAATGTCAAAGTCAATTAGGATAAGAACAACACCAAATGGTAGTGATTCAAATATAAAAGTTAAAATCGAACAAGATTTTGATTTCATTGAAATATTATCATTGAAAATTTCTCAAGCAGAGGCGTATAGTCGTTTCTGTTCGGATTATGGTGTGGTCGTTGGTAGAGTTATTATCAATGACGGTTTCGGTGTTCCTAATGCTAAGGTTTCGGTATTTGTTCCAATAGAAGAGGAAGATGAATTAGATAGTGAAATTGCTGGTCTATACCCATACAAAGTTTTAGGGGATAAAAATAGTGATGGGATTAGATATAACCTTTTACAGAAGGACCCAAAACCTAATGAGAATTGCTTCACACCAGCTGGTTCATTTCCATCTAAAAGAGAAGTGATTGACAATGATACGGTACTTGAAGTTTATGACAAGTATTATAAATACACCACCACAACCAACGAAGCTGGTGATTTCATGTTATTTGGTGTTCCAGTTGGTTCACATACACTTAATATGGATTGTGATTTATCAGACATTGGTATTGCATCACAAAGACCTTATGATTATATTTCACAAGGTGAGTCAATAAAGAGGTTTGAGTCTACAACAAAATTTAAGTCCGATAAGGATTTAGATAAGATGATTCAAATCAAAAGTTATAGGAAAGGTATCAATGTACAACCATTTTGGGGTGATAAAGACCAATGTGATATTGGTATTACAAGAAGTGACTTTGATATCAAGAAAAAAATAATACCATCAGCAATATTTGTTGGGAGTTTATTCTCAGATTCTGAAAAGAATTCAATAAACAAAAACTGTAGACCTAGAAAAGATTTAGGTAGACTTTGTGAAACAAACGCATCAGAAGGTACCGTAGAGATGATTAGGAAGACGTTAGACGGTACTATTGAACGTTTTGATGTTGAGGGTGGTCGAGTAATAGATGATTCGGGAGGATGGGCGTATCAAGTTCCTATGAACTTAGATTATATGGTAACCAATGAATTTGGTGAACTTGTACCATCGGATGACCCTAACAAGGGAATACCAACAAAGGCTAGAGTTAGATTTAGAATTGGTATGGATGTAACTGGTGACGAGGGTAGACTTAGAACTAGTGCTAAATATTTAGTTCCACATAACCCACCAAATTCTTCTAATATAGATTACAACTTCAATGAGAATACTAGTGATGAACACTTTAGAGATTTTCATTGGAATAAAATATATACAGTATCTAATTTTATACCTAGAGTTCAATCAACTTGTCCAGGCGGTAAGTGTGCTGACAATAGGAATATTACAGGTATAAAGGATGTTGATGATTGTAGTGGTGACAAGACACCATTCCCATATAATAGGGTTGATACAGATTTCAATCCACTGTTTTTAATATTATGTATTATATTAAATATAATCATTTTCATAGTATGGATGATTAATGCAATTGTTATAAATCTTATAAATGTTGTCCTAATTATTATCAATGCTGTATTATTGGTTATATGTGAAATTGTCTTTTTTATATCTAAAATTGTCTGTGCTTTAAAACACTTAACGGATGCGGATAAACGTGCTGAATGTAGAGAGAAGGGTTGTATGGGTGATTGTGATGATGAAGAATGTAAGGATTGTGAATGTAAGAATATTCTTAGTTATGTACCATGTATTGTAATGGAATGTGATGATAAGAATTGGGCACCAGGCTGCAAGTGTGATTACATTGAACCATCATCTATAGTAGTTGGTTCGAATGATTATGGTAATACAGATACAGGTGCTATTGGTTGTTGGGCTTCAATGACCAACGCTGAAAATCCTAAGAATCCAATCACTCACTGGAGTGGTGTTAATTATAATTCAGATAATTGTAGTCACCCAGGTCATGATAGACTTGATGCTGGGCTATCAGATTGTTACGCAATACAATTAGCAGAAGCATTAAATATGTTTGAATTGGACTTTTATAATGATTGGATTAATGGTACATTATATGCGTATTTATTAAAATACAAGAAGAAAAAGAATGGTAAGCAAAAATTCTGTGATTCTGATTGTGACACATCAGATTCGGATAATAATTGCGATAAGAGTTGGTTTGTTGACACTTGTACTAGTGAAGGTAGTGATAGGATTGATACCAAGAAAATAATTAAAAAGCAAATTAATGAAGGTCTTATAAAACAAGTAACAACGACTAGACCAGACGGAAAGGAAGATGAGGTATTGTATTATGCACCTTATACTAAACACCACGATTTTAAAATGTTTGCAACAGAACTTGTACATTTAGGTTCTATATTTGATTGTGATTGGCAAGGAATTCCTAAGATACAATCCTACTTATTACCAACATCATATATTAGACCACCTTACACTGCTGAATATTTAAATGATGGGACAACAAAGGTCACATGTGGAATGACATCAACTGGTACTCAAGGTAGTGGTGGATTATTTTTTGATATTGATTGTATTGGACTTAAGGTTGGTGGTAGATGTAAAAACTTTAAGAGAATTTGTGAAATTGGTGTTGAATTACCATCAGATAATTGTTGGGTATTAAATGAATCCATTACAAATCCATATGGGTCTAAATTTAGAGATATATTCTATGCACTTAATAAGGATGATGGTGCAAATAAATTGAATTCATGGCCTGTTGGTGGAATACCAGTAGGTGGTTATGGTACTGCATTTGAAACAGCTAGTGGTGAAGGTTTTGCTTCTGATAGTTTAAATGCAGAATATGTTCAATTTAGAGGTAACTATATCTCTACTGACACTGATACAGCAAATGTAGACCAACCTGTGGAATCTTATTCACAATCTAAGAATTCATTTTATTTCTATTTTGGTACCGAGCCTGGTAAAAGTGGACTAGAAACTATGAACAATAGATTCTTCGCTGAATGTGCTGTTGTACAAAAGAATGACTTCGTAATTCAAGGTATAGTAACTGACTCTACATCATTTACTGGTTGTACTGGTGAAATAAATCTTACAATTGTTGGTGGTTCTGGTGATTATACATATGTATGGACAGGACCTAACGGTTACACATCAACAGAATCAACAGCAAATAACGAAGATGGTGATATACAAGGACTTTGTGGTGGTATTTATACTGTTGTTGTTACTGATACTGATGGTGGTTCATCTACAACATCATTCACAGTTAACGCACCAACAGCATTCGCTTGTGATGTAACAGCAGTACCAGCAATTCAAGCTGGTGTTAATGGTAGTATTATTCTTAATATAGCTGGTGGTGTACCAAATTATAGTTACAGTATTAATAACAACCCATCTATACTTATGACTGGTTCATATGAGAATATACCACTTCCAGAAGGGACATACAACGTAGAGGTTACTGACACTAACAATAATTCATGTACGGATACTGTAACAATTTCAGCAAGTACAGCAGCTTTAAATATTGCTGGTGCAACTACAGGTACTAACACCACATGTGGAAATGATAACGGTACACTTACCGTGACGATTGATTTCCAAACATTAGGTGGTGCTGCACCATATTCATATTTGATTACTGGACCTAATGGTTTCTCATCATCATCACTTAACTTAACTAATTTAGAGGGTGGAACGTATACAATTCAAGTTACTGATTCAAGCCCAACACCACAGGTAGTTACTGATACATGGGTTATAGCACCATCTATAGGACCGACTATGAGTATTATTCCAGATTGGTTCTGTTGGTTAGCACCAAACACCACACCTACGATAACACCTAGTTTTAATGTAACAGCAAATGGTGGTTACACAATTGAATGGGTGGGTTATGATGCGCTTGGTGCTGAGGTATTAGGATACTCTGGGTCAACTACATTCCCAGCGGGTGTTACTAATCCTATTATTACATCTTCAATGATAGGACCTTACGGAACTAACTTTAAATTGATTGATTC